TTTGCATCCTTTTGGCTAATTATACATTAAACTTGAACAAATGTCTCCTGAACACCTTAAATAGGTCATTTTAGATTTTACTAGTGCCAAAAGATTGCCAAATCTAAAATTTTAAACTATTCTTTATACTGGTTTGATCTTCTACTGTGTATCCTGTAAAGTGCCCATAAACTTTATTCAGCATAGACAAATCAGCATGACCTAGAGATTCTTTAATTACTAAAGGATTGACTTTATCATTTAAAAGAATACTAGCATATGTATGTCTTAAACTATGAAGACCTGTATAAGGTAAATTTAGTTTTTCACATAAAGCTTTAAACTGACGCTTTATAGTTGTATAACATTTTGAAAATAAGATAGTCTTACCTTTAATAGCTTCTTGCAAATAATCAATTATTTCCTTAGGTATAAAAACTTGTCTTGATTTTCCATTCTTTGGAATCTGGACTTGCTTTATGCTTAATGCTAATGTTTTATTTATATTAATGATATTATCTTGAATATCATTAGCAGCGAGAGCTAATATCTCTGCTGGTCTAGCTCCCGTATAGATAGCTAAATATAAATAAAGTTGTAATTCTTCGGATGAGTGTTTTAATAATAACGAAATCTCATCTTTTGAATATATTTGTCTATGTCTTTTCAAATTCTTAGGAATTTGTATTTTAAATACAGGATTATTTGTTATAACAGACATTCTGATTGCAATATCAAAAGCTTGCTTCAATAATCCAACATAATTTCTAATACACAATGAAGAATAATCTTGCTTATACATCTGTAACACCATATCATCGATATGTTTAGATGTATATCTTATTACATTATCATCTTTGATAAATTTAAATATTGTCTTTATCATTTCTTGATAACTATAATAAGTAGAAGCTTTTCTATAAACTTTAGTGCGTTCTAATATAATCGTAAATAACTCACTTAGTAAATAGTTTCTTATTTCTTCATTTCGTGTTAAAAGCTTTGGTATAAGTTCTATTTGAGCATATTGAATGTTTCTTTTGTTCCATTCAAGCCCAAGTGATTTTCTTATACGTTTAGCACCTAATAAGTAATCAACATAGATTTTGTTGTTTTTCTTATATAATCTCATCTTTTAAACCTTTCGTTTAAAAGAATGTCTCTATCCCATAGATAAATTCTATCGGATAGTTTCTTAAAATGAAAATTTTCTCTATACTGACCCTTAGAAACCCTTTGACACAGAGCATTAGGTGTAATACCTAATAACTCTGAAGCTTTTATATTGCCTTTAATTTGTTTAGGATATAACCTTTTGAGTTCTCTGAACTCTAGCTCTGTGCAAATTTTAGAAAGTATGGAATCTAAGCAGTCTATTAGGATATTCCTAAGCCTCTCTTCTTCCATTCTTTTCTAACCTATTCTTTACTAATGTGGCATAGCCAATAATATCTACCCAATGATCTAGAAAATCAGGATTTCCTGAACCTATACGCGCTATTTTGTGCAAAATCATATCAATAGCTTCGCTTTGATCATCTTCAAGATGGGTAGAAATATTTTCCCAAAAAGCATCTTTCAATGCACGTGCTAAATTAGCTTGTGATTCAAAACTACCATGAGTAGCTTCTCTTTCAACCAATATATCATCGATCATATTATTTACCATTTAACTGTTTCTTGACCGATGATGACTGAATCAACTTTAATTTCTTACTAGTGTATTTCACACCATCACTATTAGGAAGATAGCCTTCCCAATATTCTATTTTAAATGTTCCAAAACCTGGAATTCTAGTAGAACTTTCTTTAATAGAATTAAAAAGCATTTCAAAAATTTTTTTGACCGTTTTCTTTGATTTATGTTGAGAAATACCTAATTCCTTAGCTACTTCAATAGCAAAGTCATTATACTTCATTGTTATCCTTTATAAATTATTCTATAAGAGTGAGCAAGGCCTAAAGCATCGCTTCGACCGTCTACTAAAGCTCCCCTAACTGAAAATAATTCAGCATTTGGGTAAAGCTTTAATAATATCGAAGCAATAGTCTTTTTATCACTCTTAGTAGGTATCAAACACAATCTTTGCCAATTATTAGGTGTGATCATTTGATAAGGAATCTCTAAAGCTTGGAGAATACCTTCGCATTCTCCTAATCTCTGACCAAAACTAAACATAGATTTCACACCTTGTTTCGGCATAGAATGAACTGATTCTAAAATGACCATATCGGGTTTAAAATTTTTAAGAGCTTCAATATATCCTTTTAGACTTACTTTATTAAAATCTACGAATTGTTCGATTTTATTGTTTTTAAGAACACATAAAGCTCCTTTACTACCCGGATCAATTCCTATAATTGTCATTTCTTAGCAAATGGATTTTCTGTAGCTACACTAGTTTTAACAGAAACAGATTCGTTCTTGCCACTAGCTTTAGCTTCTTTCCAAGTTTTAACAGCTTCTGCTGTAAGACCATCACGATAGCTTACTGTATCAGCTCGTTGTAAATCTTTAGCTAATTGAACTCCCGGTTGTGTGCCATGAACAATCTCACTAGCAGTAGCTCCATCATCAATTCTATAAAAAGCCTTGATGTTACGTTGTTCTTTGATCTCGCCATTATAAAGAGAATAAGAAAATTCTATTCTAACTTTAACTGGCATATCGGAAAACTGATCAAGGACTGAAAACTCTTTGACAAGTCTATCTTTACCTACTACATGTGTCTGAATAACAGGTTCTTCGACACTTTCGATACCTGCTATGATACATAGTTTATTAAAGATCGCTCGTTGAAAGTTCTCACTACCATCATTATTATCTAGTTTTAAATTATATAAAGTAGTTTCACTACCTTTATAATCTATATTAAAGTCAATGCTTCTTGCATTGTCTTTATTAACTTGGACACTAGCAAATTTGATAGTGATGTCATAAATACCGCTCTTATCGATATATTCAAAATTATTTTCTTTAAGAGCGTCTTCATTTGTTGAGGCTTTAAAAAATGCCATATACTGTATTTCCTTTCTTTATAAAATAAACTCTTCCGCTTCATCTTTAGAAGCTAAGAGTTGAGAAATATGATCGTTTATATCATATTCTTCCATACTGACCTTTGCAGGCAACTGTGCTAATGTGCTTCTTGTTGGATATGTAAGACCTTTAAGATGAACAGTTAGCTTTCCATTAGATTTATCAATAAAAATAGCATCGTTGACTACCGATAGCCAAGAACCTGCTTTTGAAAATTGACCTTGAGCTGGTATAACATGCCTACCGCTATCAGGATCAACTATTGTATGTGCTACAATAACTACTGACACACCATTAGGGATCAAAACATTTTCAATATATGAATTGAAATCTAGGGTATCTTTATTATTTTGGCTATGGATATTGAATCCTGTATATTTTGAAGAGTTATAACTACTCATAGCTGAATACATTTGAGTTACCGTATCAAATACGATAACTTTTGGAAATTCTTTGAATTTCTCTTTATAACTTGCTAATTTTTGATTGACAAATGATATAACGCTATCTATACCTTCATAGGCTTTAAAATTTGCATGAGGCACATTAAAACCATATTCTTTTTTGTCAAAATTGATGACTAGTGCATCTTTAATTTTAGAAGTAAGAGTTGATTTACCGCTAGCTTCATAAGCTGAAACTAATAACTTAATTGCTTTTGCCATTGATCTCCTTTCTATTTAGATTAAATGTTTATATTGACAATTCCTGTTTCTGAATCATCAGCCATATACTTTTCATAAGCATTATCTAAGCACTCATCCATTTGGGTTAAAGACATTTCTTTTCTAGTTTCAAATAATTCAAACAAATAAATAGCTTTAAATACTGTTTCATAAGGTTTGTCTCGTAATTCAAACATTAGTTTAAATGCTTCATTATTTTTAATTCGTGCCATATAAACCTTTCCTTATTGCATTTTGAAGTTTTGAAGTTGTTGTAGAATAATGGCTTTCATCAAAAGTAATTTCATTCAAAGGACTTATCTTTAAAATAGGAGTAACATAGCTTAATACTCTATAGCTTCCATCAGTATCTATGAAAGCTACACAATTTTGTCTTATAAAAGGTTCTTTGTGTCTGATATAAGTAGGTATTTCTGAATAAGCTATGTTAATGGCTATACTAATTTTTAAGCCTATAATCAGAATATAAAAGATAAGTCAATTCAGGATTTTCTTTTGATTTTAAATAAGTTTCTGCGATGAGTTTTAGATAATCTTCAATAAAACGCATATCATCATCAGTAATTAATTCAGTAACAGGAACAACGCTTGATGGATAATCTTTCATAGGCTTACCTGTTTTTTCGCTGATACGATTTACTATATTATTTGTTACCCAAACTATTCGTATCCGAGTAATGTCTAAACCCATTTTCCTATAAATATAAGCGTATGTAAGTAACTGCCATTTATAATGATTTGGTATAAAAGTATCAGGTGTAGTTTTAGATGTTGTCTTATAATCAACTAATGTATCTCCTATAACCGCATCAGCTGTTCCACCGACAAAAACATTAGGATAAAGCTCGTAAGCAATAGCTTCTTCACTTCTTTCAGGAATGCCAAAGACTCTTAGATAATCAATAAGAGCTTGACCCATTGGTCTCCACTGATCTTTTATCCACTCTTTATCCAAGGTATCTATACAGGATTGCTTATCAATGTATGCTACTATTTCAGTACGATTTACGTCTTTAGTTTTTATGTAACTTTCAGCTATTCTATGAACACAACTTCCTAAGATAGTATATTTATTTCCTTCAAAAAGTTTTTCGCCTAAAATTTGAGATCTATACCAATTCCACTTTTCACTTGTAAATTGGTAAATAGACGAAGGGCTTATCCTAAATGCTCCTTCCGGTATTAAATCTTTATAATTTTCTTCATAATCCATAGGTTTTAAATCTTGCATATCAATCCTTTCTTAATTCGATACCCCATTCGTTTTAGTTTGCTTCTAATAGCACCATCACTTAAATCTTTGGGTAGTTTCAATTTAAGATATGAAAACTCTCTATGGCTTTGAGGAGAAGTACCAGCACCGCAATAAGCTATTAAATTCTCATCGAAAGTAGTCCAATCATAACCCTTATTATTTATTTTTTTAAAAGGATTAGATAATTCTTTAAAAACCACCTTAGATTTTAACTTTTCAGAATGGATATCCTCTACTAAAGTCGTTTCTATTTTTGGATCAATATGAACAACAGGTCCTCTATTTTTAGAAGCTTTAATAACTCCTTTATAACGACGCTTTTCCTTGATTTTAAATAAAGACTTTAAAGCAAGAAGCATATCTAATTGAGAACTTGTAATTTTTAATAGAGTATGATCGTTATCTTTAACAGCTTGAACTATTTTCTCCCATAATTCTATTTCAACTTCATCATATGTTTTAGTCATTACCTTTCCTTAATTGTTTATAATCTCTGTTTTCTCCTATAAACAAATGAGCCTTAGATTTCATTCTAGATATTGCTACATAAAGTAGTTTAAGATATTCTTCTATGCTTATTGGTTTATTATAATTATTCCATTTAGAAGGTTTTCGTTTTAATTGGCTAAGGATATCTGTTACATCTATAAATACCTCGTCTATTGTTTGTCCTTGGGCTTTATGGATAGTCGAAGCAAAAATATGTTTAGGATGTATAGTTTGGTCTTTATAAGCCCAAAAAGCGGAATGATTAGTTTTTAACAATAAAGTAAAAAACTCTTCCTCACTCTTTTTAGTTTTATAACAAACTAAATTACATAATAATTCTCCATTAGCTTCAAGATCTAAAATATATTTTGTATCTGTTTCTTTGATATCTAAGATAGTTGCTATATCTCCATTCTTTACGTTACCTATAGGTTTATCAAGAACTAAGAGATCTCCTAAACTAAATTTATTACCTTGTTTAATATTTAAATTATAAGAATCTATGATTCTATTTGAATACGCTAATATTCGCTTAGATTTGGAACAAGATAAGTATGCTTGACAAAATTCTTTATGATTATCATAAAGTTTGATACAATTAGGTAAATTATCTTGTAATTTAGGGATATATTTTTTAGACATATTAGCTCTTAAATTAGCAAAGTAATTTTCTAATATCTTATTCTTATCTTGTCTCATCTGTTTTGTCAATGTAACAGTTATATCAGCTTCTATTTTAGCTTTAATACCGATAGCTGGTAATTGGCATTCATCTCCGACAAATAAAATATATTTATAAGGAGTTTGGATAATTTTTTGATAAACTTGATTAGGAAGCATAGAGACTTCATCTACAATAAGAAGATCAGCTTCTTTAGCTTCAAGTATATCAGAAAGATATTCTTCTATACCATTCCTAGCCATAACAAAACCTAATGCTGAATGAGTTGTAAAAGCAGAAAGCTTAGTAGCAGCTTTTAAAAGATTCTTTGCTTTGTTTGTCGTTGCAGTAAGAAGAATTGATCCAGGATATTCTTTAGCTATCTTTGCTATAACAGTTGATTTTCCTGTTCCAGCATTACCATATAATGCGAATATTCGAACATTATCAGGTGGTTTCATTATAAGATCATAAATTTGTTCTTGTTCTTCATTTAATATCATATATCCCAACTCCTAATTTGATTTAAAATAGTATTCTCAAATCTCTTGGCTTCCATTGGTGATTCCCAATAATCATTGATATCGTTCATCAAACTTAAAATAGCTTCTTTATTCATACCCAGATCCTTAGCATGCTTAGCTGCTCTTATTAAACATAAACTACCTTCACCAGTTTTTGCCTCATACGCGTAAGAAAATGTTGAAAAAGGATTATTGATAAGAGTGTCTTTTTGTATCTTGGATAAAGAATCTAAAGGAATTCTTTCTTTAGTTGTATCATTATGAGCATTCATTAAATGAATACGAACTTCAATAGGTTCTTTATCTGTTATAGAATATACTTTTCTACCGCTATAGCTAAAGAAGATCTGAGATTTGGGTAAAATATCAGCATCTAAACTAAGATACTCTACAATAGATCTTATAAATGCTTTATATGTTTGATCATCTAAATCAATAAAACTATCTAGTTCTAGAAGTATTCTGAATTTATGGGCATTATTTTTGTCTGAAGTTCTTACAATATGGTGATTGAAATTAGAAAGTAACATATGAGTCTGTTCATCGGAAAATACTGATTTATCTATATCTAAAGCTATCCATTTCGTTCCACCTTCAATATTTGCTTTACTTCTTACACCATTCTTGAATTTAAATGGAGAATAAGCATAATCTCCCGTAAGCATATATCCAAGAGCTTTGAAATCTATTTCGGCATATTTAAACCCATTCGCACACTTTAAATTTCGTTCTTCTTTAGAGCCTTTACACTCTTTATAGCTAATGCCTAATTTATTAGTTTTAATGATCTTTGAATACTCAATGCCGTTTTCAACAGCTTTATATACTCCGCTCTCATCAAAACTACTTGCTAAAATAACTAACTCTTTAAGTTTATTGGCTATATTGGATGATCCTTGTATATAGCCTAATTTCTTAAGAGTATGGATATCAATGAAACATTTATTATCTTGAACTAATTGTTGAACTAGTGCGACGAATAGTTCGTAAGGTTCTTTAACTAATTCTATTTCAAAATTCATCATATCTTCACTAAGCATTTCTGTAAAGACGATAGCTTCTTTATAATCAAGTTCGGTTATATTATCTTGTTTTTTATAGACTGCAAATGCTCCAGCTAGCTTAAGAGCTTTCCACTGCATATGTTGTCTAACTAGTTTTGAAATAGGATATTGTTTTTTTATTTGATCACTTATCTCTTGATTATATCTTTTATAAATTAGGAATAATGACCTAGCTTCTTTATCTACATAAATAGATTGTCCTTTCTTAGCTAGTTGAAAATCAGCTATATTACTAGATAATTCGTTATAGGCTGTTGATAACTCTCTGGCATCATCTTCTAATTTGATTTCATCAGCCAAGAGATCTGATATCTTAGAATATTCCTTTTGTTTAGGTATCTCGAAACTATAATTAAAAAAGCTTCTTCTAGCTAATTTAGATGTAAATTCTGTTTTGAACTTTTTCTTTATAGATTCATCAAATAAAATGAGATCAGGACTTGAAACAAATAATGCAGAAACTGGTAAGTTCTTGATTTCTTTAGATTGTTTTTCCTTATCTTTAATAACCTTGACTTCTTTCTTACCTTCATCATAAAGTTCGGATAGAAGTTGTAAATTAGATAAAATAACAGGAGAATTAATCAAATCTGAAGCAAATTCTCCTGAAAACATATATCCAGCTCCTATTCCGTCATCATCTAATTCGTTTAAATATTGAATATATCCTTCAACAGTTGAAGGAGAAACGAATAAAGGAATGGGTGGAATAAAGAATTTTTCATAAACGCTTTGAGTAGAAGCATTGACTTGTTTTTTAGCTTTAGCTTCTTCTATAGCCTTTGAAACAGCAGTATTAAGTCTGATCTCATTTATTTTTTCATATCCTGCCCAGAAATTTCTTCTCATCACATTTACTGAACTATCTTTACCTACACCACTACCAGTTAAACAAAACGTTATAGCATTAATAGGTATCAAGCTATTGTTCCAATGAAGTATATTTCTTCTAAACTGGGAAGTAAACACTATTAACTCGCTTACAGCAATAGTAAGTTTCATCTTTTTAGGAACTCTAGGATTTGCTATTGTTTGAGCTAAATCAGTTAAGAATTTAGGTAAAGGAGTAGAAAATACTTTTTTCTTATCTAACTCTTCTTTTAACAGTTCAAGCATTAATGCTCCTTATAAATATTTTTCTTCTAACTTAATTTCAGTGTAATATTCAACATAATCTTTGAAAAGTTGAAAAGTATCTGGAGTTAATTTATAAAGAATAAGTTTAATTAAATCTGTTTCAGATGATTCTAAAACATCAACAAATAAACAAGCTAATGTTTCTATATCTTGCTCTTTTAAAAGATCTGCTATATTAATCACCATTGCTAACTCCTTTAACTTCTAAGAATTTATTCCAAACTAATTTAGCTCTTTTTCTACCTAATTCGGAAATACCCTTATAAGCTGTTAAAGCTTTTATAGGATCTTGATATTTATCAAAATAATGTGCATAAACCATAGCTGCTGCGTAAATTTGTTCTTCTAAAGTATCATTAGGTAATTTCCAATATTTAAGATTGATACCGCCAAGACCTATTACAGAATTTGCCTTATGACTAACATTAACATCATATTCACTTTCAGAATCTATGAGTAATGTAAGAAGCAAAGGGTCTATCCCATATTCTTTAGCTGCTCTATATGTATGATCTGCTAAAGACAATTCTTTATTTGTCATATGAGCATAAACATCAGCTATATGGATTTGTTGTGTTAATAATTTGGTAGTGGCTATATCTGCTATTTCTTTAGTGATATTTAATTCTTGTTCTAACCTATCTTTTTCTTTAAATGTTTGATCTACTTTAAGAAGAGCAATAATAAGAATAATTAGACCTATTACTCCTAAAAAAGAAAGAATAATTAACTCTAAAAACTTATTCATCTTTTTCTTCGCTTTCAGGTAGGCGTGCGCCTAGTGCATAAAGAGGGGTTAGATTAGTTGCCCCATACTCTGATAAATATTTAATTATTCCTTCTTTGGTAAATCTACAGCTTGTTATACACCAAAGTCCATTTTTATGCTGATATTCCCAATACCAAAGGGCGTCATCAACCTTTATAAAATCATTTGGGCAATAGGGAAAATCTGAAATATCGAGTTGCAGACTATCATTATCAACGTCCTTAACTTTGCAAATATCATTTTGTGTTAATGCTCCACCTTTGCAACTGTATTTTAAAATAACTTCATCTCCTGTTTTAAAGTTATGTGTAAGCTCTGCTTCGGGCTTGATGCGATAGTCAGAAGCATCCCAAGCCCATATAGGATTACTAATATCTACCCAAAAGGTGCTCCCATTTTTTAGTCTGTATTCAACTTCCTTGCCAGCTAGATAGGCTTGCATAACCTCTATCTTTTGTTTTGTTTGTTCTTGTGATGTCATAAATTTTCCTTTTTAAATTTTAAAAAATATTCTTTACCTTTAGTTTTAAAAATTTTAAACCATTCTGGATCTGCTGTAAATATTTCGTATATATCTTTATCAAAACTTTTTATCACACCAAGTCTAGTTTCCTTTGAAATCCAAGTAGCTTTTTGTAAATAATCATTAAAATTGATACCATATTCTTTTAAAGAATTTTTACCTATTAGTTTCCGTATCATCCAATAAAATTTAACCGCTTCACAAACTATTTCAAATTTTGAAATGTATAGAGATTGAGTATCAACTCCGAGCTGTTTTCCTATATATTGTAATTTCTCATTCGCCCAAAAAGGATCATTTACATCTATACTTTTTAAATCTTCCCATAAACATTTTATGTAAAAATTCATCTTATTGTTCCTCTAAAATTTCAGGGTTTTCGTAGATATTGCCAATGACTTCAATATTACATAACCCCCAAATGGCAGCAGCTTTACAAGAAAACCCTACTTTAAATGTTGCTTCAGTTTCGTCATACAAAACCTCACCTGTATTGCCTCGTTGTTCTTCTTTTATTTAAGTATTTTTAATCACATGTAAGATGTATAGCCCTACAACTGCTATACAAAGGACTACAAAGGCATCCACCCAAGTTAGTCCACTGCTCCCTTGTATATGATGATGCAACGGACTTGCCGGATTAGCTGGGTTTGCTATATTTAGAGGATGTGAGGGATTAGTTATATCCATAGTTATTTACCATTCTTATATTTTTCTATAATTTGATGAAACGCATGTTTATAACGTTTTCTATTTTCTTTATTTTGAAAAGCTAATGATTTAAAATGAGCTATCATAGCTACAGGAGTTATATTCGGAAGTAATGTTCGTAACTTTTTTCTTAATAAAAGCTCATTATCATTGTATATCTGTAAAGCTTCAAAAAATAATTCTTGCAGATATAATTTTTCTTTGTCTTCTTTTAATTCAAAAAAATCTATACGGCCATAAATATGTTTATCTTTTTTAATAACTAGATTGGTATCTGGATATAGATAAAGATATTCTGATAAATATGATTTAGATTTACCAAAGGTCTTTGCAAATAAAGGAGCATGTAACCATGTAACGTTATTTTTATCTTTGAAACGGATCAACACTGATAATCCTTTGATTTAAATATTTGGAAATAGAATTAAATTCGTTCGATATAGATTAAAGCCAATTTTTCACTATCAACAGCTTCGTCTTCAAGTTCAGTATCACATGCTGTATTTAAGATAGTTAAAATATTATCTTTGTTATTAGTATAAAATGTTTGTATATTGCTAGCTAAAGGCTTGCCTCTTCGCTCATTAGGTGCTAAAAGAAGATAGATTAAATTTAAAGCTAATTGAGTAGCTGTAGTTTTAAAATGATCTTTCTTAATAGCTACTTTATTTTCTAAAGATTCAATATGTCTAATGATCTGTTTAGTATAAGCTTTATAAGACTTAAGGAGATTGGCAAGGTTAAACCTAAGTATATCTATTTGATCTGATATATCTTTAGATAAATAAATACCTTGCCGATCGGTTTCTAAAATAGAAAAGGCAATAGATAAGATAGCAATATCCTTTAATTCGTTGTTTGTCATAACAACCTTTCATAGGATATTGGAATATTGAATTATTTAAATATTTTACTATTTTGTGCTAAATCTAAATCTTTAATAGCTTTTTTAGCTTGTATTTCATCTAATACTTGATAAACTATGGCTCGTCCGAGCAAAACACCTGCTTTTATTTCTTGTTTCACAAAATAATTTCTTCCACCTGTTGTATTAATCTCAATAAAATTGTTTCCTGTTTCACTTTCCGTTTCTATTAAATGCTTACCGGGATTCAATATAACGTAATAGAAAGTCTTATAAATTGTAGGCCCTAAAAGTTGCTTATCAATAAAAAGATTTTTCTTTACTATCCCCCCGAAGCGTTCATCACGATAGATATAAAGACCTATCTTATCTTGAGGTGGTAAATTAAATTGTTTAGCTGTATTTACTTGGTCTGGTGATGCTAAAGGAACTTTACCCATACAACCACCTAACAATGCAGCTACTAATCCAATAAAACAATATGTCCAAGCTTTTCTCATAATTTCTCCTTTAAAGTAAATGAAAAGTTATTATATGTCTAATAACTTTAAATAAGTTTTAATCTAATGAACATCAGCTTGGGTTTTTCCAAAATGTGGTGTTCCTTTAACTTGATACTTTAAACCTAGATTATCACTAGTTTTCTTAAAAGCATCGGTAAGTATTTCTCTTACCGGTTCTTGAACCTCAGGAATTATTTCTAGATTGATAGCATCATGTATATTCGCTACATAGGCATACTCTTTACCATGAGTAAATAATATGTTTAAATCATTATCTATTTGAATCAAAAGATATTTCATAAAAATAGCACCTGCTGATTGAAGCAAAAGATTCAATGCTGTGTGTGTTGCTCTTACATTTAAATATCTTCCATCTAAGCCTAATAGTTTACCGTTTTTGATACTAGCTTGTGTATGAAGTTGAAGTTCTTTGTAACCTTTTGTATTATCCCTAAAAGCCGCAATAGTTCTATTGCCATAGATGGTTTGCATAATAATATGTTCATCATAAGGTGCAAGAACTTTTTTTGCAGTAGGATAAAAAGGTTTACCATCTATATAAACTAATCTTTTCTCAACACTCTCTTTAGCTAGTTTATACTCGCTAGGAGTATATTCAAAGGATTTTCTATCCCAAACTTGAATACCAATCTTAGTTGCTCCTGCACCATAAATTGTTGAATAAATAAAAGTCTTGGCAAGATCTCTAGTTGGAAGATGAGTTCGCTTTTGATTGATAGTATGTATATCTGTTCCATTTTCTTTACTTCCTGTATCAACTATTTGAGCGAACTCATATTCATCAAAAGGACCTAAATAATGACCAAGCATAACTAATTCAAGTGCATCGGCATCTACATCAACAAGAACCTTTCCTTCAGGAACACTCATAAGTTGTCTAAACTCCTTATCTCTTGATAATTGAGTGATATTTGGTTTAGAATGAGTCATACGTCCTGTATTTGCGCCCAAAGAATCTACTTTACCATGTAATCTATGTGTATCAGGATTATAGCAGTTCATAAAACTGCCTTCTCCTGTTAAAAGCATTCCAAGATCTTTATTTAGTTTGTAATAGTCTTTTAACTTCAAGAGAATCTCTTTCAGTTGCATCCATTCTCCTTACACTAATACCAGCATCTAATAAAAGATTGATACCATTTTTATGTTTAGGTAATATATCTACATAGATCACTTGCTTAATTTTAAGACTTTTGATTATTAATGCTGCACAATGTTCACAAGGAGCATAAGAAATAACTAAAGTATATGTTTCCTGTTCTTTACATTGTAATAAACACTCTTCTTCAGCATGAACCACATAAGCTTGGGTGGAGTTATCAGCTCGTCTCATAGGTAATTCTTCAAATATTGAATGATTTCTCCCTATTAAGATATCACCTTTAGTATTAAATGCTACACAACCTACCTGACGTGTATCTATCGATAATCTTTCTGCCCTGACTAAACTTATTAAAATATCGTTAGAAAGCATTATTTACTCTTCTGATTTTCAAGAATACGTTCGATCATTTCTCGTTGTTCTCGTTCGTGCTGTCTTCTTTCTTGTTGTTCCATTAAGTCTCTGTGTTCTTTCCAAAGTTTTCTAGCAAATTCATCAGGACTTTCACTTGCAAATAAGTTAATAGCTAGATACATCATCAAGGGCAGAATAATCAAAGTCTTCATTTACTTCTTCTCCTAAATCTTTTAAACTATCGTTTATAACATCATAAGTTAGCTGGACATTAGCTTTATCTGTATAAGTTCTTGGTATCCAGCCAAACTTACTTTGTAGTTTAGAACTCATTTGTTGTTTACTACTTATATTAGTCTTTACTAGTTTAATTTTTTGATATTCTCCTACTATTCTTGAATATCTTATCTTTACCGGATAAGGGAAATATTTTAAAGATTTAGCAGGAAACTTGAATGTTCCATCTTTTTTAATTCTAACTGGAATAAAATCAGGAATGATTCGCCAATGATTAGGGAACTCTATTCGTTCATAGATTTTATTATTTCTAGTAGTCTTAGGAGTTACTATTTCTCCGTCAGGTTCAAATGTAGGTGGAAACTCCTTTAAAAGTTCGTGTTCTATATTCATTAACCTAAATTTGATATTAGTAGCTAAATGTGAAGCTTTAGTATAATCAAAATAAAACCCGTATTCTTGTTGTTTAAATATCACTTCAGCTACTTGATATTCGCATTGTCTAATGCTTTCTTTAGGATAAAGTGGATGAAAAGACAGATGTTTGTATAATTCATAAGTTAAATCGACATCTCTCTTACAATAAGTGATCATATCAGCATTTAGATGTGAAAAATCTTCATATTCTATTTTATTTAAACCAAAACGATATCCAAAAGCTTTTAAAGAATATGAACCTATCAAAGCTTTTGGAAAATCAGGAATAGAATAATCAATACTCATTAATACATCTTTAGGATAAACCAACTTAGCATCTATCAGAGTATCAACTACTTTAGGCTTTATCTTGTTTAAAACGTTTTGAATTACAGGTTTATCAAATTTTAAAAGGTTATGACCTACTACTAGATCGCAAGAATTTATAATATCTAATGCTTTTATAAGATTGCCGTCTGAATCAGGATGATAAAGATACGTATAACATTTAGTTTCTTCATCGTTTATCTTAATAGCTATACAATAGATTTTTTTGATATCAGATACTAATAAAGGAATAGGTGGTGTTTCTATATCAATTATAGCACAAGTCATTGTAGATTAGCCCAATAGTAGAGATATATTCATCTATAAGTTCTTGATTAGTATAATCTTTATAAGTTTCTATGCCGTCATCTATTGTATTAAAATAAGCTTTATCTAGTTTATGTAAATAGCTTTTTTTATTCTGTAATGATTTCTTTTCAAAATCTTTAAGCAAGCAAAGTTCAGGAAATAATTTTTTATCTCGTAATAAATTACAAGTGTTTATCCTTTTTTCCAATGTATCTTCTAAACTATAATTATTTATGTCTAAACTAGACTCTATTGGTTCTAAATGGTCAAATAAAGAATCTTTAAAAATATTAGGCGAAGAATATTTTGTTTCAAATTTTTTAACATTTTCAGAAAATACAAAATCTGTATTGGCTTTATAATTGCAACTATTCCAAACTGTAACAATATCTTTTATGATAGATGTTAAGTCTTGTATTCTATTCATTACAACATAAGAATTGGCTGTTATCGTAGAATCTTCTTTACCGAATAGTTTTTCAACTTCAGACACTTTGATAAACTGATCTTTATCTTTTACATAAGCTATACACATACCCTGATGATAATCTATTGAATCATTACTGGATTTAACATATCTAGCTTCATTATGGGCTATTTCAACTCTTAAGTTATGATGATGATCTACAATAGAGCTTACTGATAATTGTCCTATACTTTCGGCTAACGGAAATACTATTCCTGGAACTTTACCTTTACCAAGATCGGTTGAACTAAATACTTGACCACCAGGAAGATATGTTTTAACATCGTTTAAATATACTTTTAAACTCATCTTTTCTCCTTAAGGATGTCTATGTAGCGTGTTTAAAGAAACTGACTCAAATTCAAAATCAGGAAACTTGGCTTTAAATGTATCATAAAGTTTTTCTATCTCTAATTGTTGAATTGGTTCTAATTGATTAGAAACTTCTTCAACATCTTTTAGATCAAAATCTACACTAGCACCAGCAACTTCTTGAGGATAATTAAATAAAACAGTCGGTATTTGAATATATAGCAATGAACCGTCAGAAAAAACTTTCTTTAAATTTAAAGCCCAATAGTGAACTTGATATTCACAATGTTGAGCTAATTCTCCGCTTTTTTGGTATATTTCTTGTAAAGTTTCGTTATCCCAAAGAACGATAGTAGCCATATTAGGCATATTATAATCGTTTATTGTTTTATCCATTGTGCTTCCTTATAAATTTCTTTTGATACTTTAATACAAAATAATGACCAATCATACCAACCCGACAATAATGTTTTAGTTGATAAAGGACTTCCTAAATTGGAATGATTTAAACAAAATAAACCTTCTATTGACATTTGTTTAAAATATCCAGTGCAAACAGAAAATGTTTGTCGTAAAGAATCTTGTAAATTTCTTTCACGTATTAAATAAAAATGATTTAACATATCATCCGAATAATATTCATTAGCTTGTGGATCTGTTATATCTAATCTCATAGTATTAGCCATTATGTTATCAGTATTGATATTACAAGATAACATAGGCGATATATGTAAGCTTTTTAAAGATCTGTGAGTCATATTAAAATAATTAGTTATCAAAGATACCCCGTAATAAGGCACATATGTTCCAAGCGAAAGTATTTGATGCGGAATTAATGTATAAATAGGATCGTCTGAACCAAAATTTATTTTTCCTGATATCTTCTGTGTATAATTATAAGTATTTTCATCAGGAAACAATAAAGAACCAACTGTTGGGAAAATTGTTTCAAAATTTTCTTTAAGTTCTTGATTGTTTGTTATATACGAATCTAGATAAATATTTCTTAATTTATTGTTATATGCACCAAAAATTAAATCTATAAGCTGTATCCATCTGGCTTCATTATTCATGTCTGCGTTAAAATTTAAAAGTTTTAAATTTTGTAAATATTGCTCTTTTATTTGGTAGAAAATGACCTTATATTTTCTTATAGCAAAATCAAAATATTTATCATACTCTGTTAATTCTAAAGCTACTTGAGGATGAAAAGGATTTATAACTTCTTTACTTTCAGGATCAAATAAGAGCATACCATAGAAATTGTCTAAACTATGAGCTAATTCTAAAGCTTGATAAAAATCCATAGTTTCTTCTATTTGAACAGGATCAGCCATAAAAGTATTAAGAAGATATCCTGCATTTAACAAATAAGATTCTTCAAAACCTGATCTTATATTTTGAACTAAGTCTTGCATTTGTGTGGAATATTTAAAACTTGTAGCCACTTGTCCTTTATAATTACAAGAATAATAACTTCTTGAAAAAGGTATTTCTATAAGTTGATTGGCTTGAGTAATATCTAAAATTTCTTTTTGAGTTTGAGTAACAATAAGATTATTTAAGATAGTTGGCAACATCAATACTCCTTAACGGTTGGGATATTATATTTGATACGCTTTGTGTTTTTAATATCTTTAAATGTATTTCTATAATATGTATGATCAGCTTCATAACGATTAGTATGCGCCATGATCTTTACAAGTTGAACAGTCATATCTAACATATTAAAGAAAAACGGAACTAAATCTATTTCTCCGTATGATTCTCTTATGAGTGATGAAACTATATGAGGCTTATTGGTTATATCTATTGTATTGTTTTGATGTGTATTACATAAATAAGGAACATCAAAGCTTTCAAGACGTTCTCTAATTTGCATATCTATAGCACCAATATAAATAGTATTTGACTGAATATTGTAAACATCTGGGGTGTAATATATTGGATATACAAATACTTGTTTATTAACTAATGTTTTAAAATACCTAGTATCAATAAGATGTAATTTATATATCTTTGTTTTATCATCATCATCATCATTATTAATAGGTTCAAAAATAGAAGTATTTAATTTCTTTATGAATCTAGATGGAAAAGATATACCGATAGAACTATTATAGGATGTATTTAAGATATTTGGAGAATTCATTCTAAAAACATTATGAAGTTCTAATTCATCTTTTTCATAAACTTGAATATTGTTGAATATTTTTTCAACATTTGTTTCTTCACAGATCCATTTTAAATATTCTAAGAAATTACAATTTACCCCACCATAACCTAAAAGGGCTATATTTAGTTTTTTATTTTTTAATACTAAAAGATCTTTTTTAACTTCTGTTAAAGAATATCCTAATAAATTTAATTGTGTTTCAATATTTAGAACTGGAATATTCATAAATTGTCCTAAAAATCTACTTAAAACGTATAAACTTCTTGTATTATTTCTTGTAAGATATAGGCTTTCTTTATTTGATTTGACTAAAAACTGATATAAATATTGAGGATTTGTATTTATCAATTCTGCAACCATTATGTTATCTACAATCAATCTGTTGGCACAGTTTCTTGGAAGCAAATCAAGATCATGTCGATAACGACTTTTTAAATCTTGTTGTAGTTTCTCAACTAATAAAAAATGTTGTTGTGTTTTATCAATATCTATATTTGTTGAATTTTCAATTTTGATAAAATCATCTTTTGTTATTAAAGAGTTTAACATAGTCAAATTGAATTTCATTTGTAATGCTTCACACACCATAGCTATTTTTTCATCAGATATTTCTTCATCAGGAATACTTGGTAAAGATTTTAAAAACAAATCTAAAAAGATTTGTTTTACGTTATTGGCTTTGTTTTTTAAAAGAATAGCTAAGATTTTATTTTTAGCTTTTTCACTTAAAACATACATATTTACACTCCTTTATAATTTTAATCAACCCTTAAGCATAAGGGCTGAATGAAAATATAAATAGTGAGAAGAAACTATCTTCTCATTCCTGAACCTGATTTAACTTGAAGTGAAGCAGAATTAATTGTATTTACTTGAGGTGCAAGTTTTCCTTCTTTCTTGGCTTGTTCTGCTAGCTTTTTAGCTATTAGCTCTTCTAGTTTACTCATCGTTATCATCCTCGCTTTCATCATTATTATCTTGTTCATCAACTGTAAGTTTATTAGTAGTTATACTAATAATAACATTTGATTCGCCATAGAACTCGTCCGTATCTGAACTATAGTTTAGAGCTAATTCATCGCTGTTCTCGATAAGTTTACCTTCTTTAAAGGCTGTTATCACCACATCACTAAGCTTTTGAAGTATAGCTTTAGAATCTTTGGTTATCTCATTGTAATGAATAGATAGACTGATTTTAAGCTCGCTTGTAGGATTAATTTGTTCGTCGACAACTACCTCATTAGTTTCGTTGTTGATTACTTCGAGATGACCATACACACCAGCTGATACTAATTGTGAAATAGTATCGGCAACTTGTTCATCTGTATTGAGAGGATCTGTTCTCTCAAATACACCATTGATTTTTAAAGAAAATTTTGGTTTCTCTATACTGTTTAAGCGTGATCTAACTAATTCTGTTATATTCACTTAATCTCCTTTAAATTTGTGATATATCATCTAATGTAACTTCTGAATATTCTACTTCCGCAGAGATTTCATTAGTCTCATCTTTTGATTTTGTATTTAGTTTTCTTTTAAACGTTATGATTTTCGTATCATTTCGTGATAGTTTTTGTCCGCATATAGGACAGTTTGTATAATATAAAGGTATTAATGATTCACATTTCGGACATTCATACATTAATCACCAACTTTCTTTTCTAAATATGTATAGCGATCTTTCAATAGATCAAGCATAAAACCTAATGGAGTATAGTTTTTAATATCTCCTGAAAGAATGGAAGCTAGGATATTAGGACTATAGCCATTTACAAGAATAGTTCCTATATCATCTTTTAGAACAGGTTGTTGTGACTTTAAAACACTAATACGCCAAAATACCAAAGTAGGTATCTTTATACCTTTAATAGCATATTTGGCTTTTATACACTCATAATTTGTTTGTGTAAAACTGCTGCACTGATCAAATTCCATATCAGATAAAATCAAAACGATATGAGGAATATTCTCACTAGTCGAATTAGCTAAAATTAAATCAAATACTACTTGGATATTGGTATTCATACCCCAGTCGATGTGTTCTAAATTTTTTATTCTCTCATATAGTGAATCGCCTTTTATTTTTTGAAAACTTGGCTTAGATGAGAATGTGCAAACTATATCTTTATAACTGTCCTTATTATGTTCAGCAAAATAAAGACCTAGGCTTAAAGCTATGTCCATAGCTCTAACGCCTTTTCCGATATTAACTTCCATAGATGCGGAAACATCAACTACCGGTAATACATTGAAATGATTATCTTTCATATAATCGGGTAAACATTTCCATTGTGCTTCAGCTGTCTTTTTAGAACTAATGTTTTTTAAAACATCAGAAACTATTTGATGAGGGTAAAGAACTGAAGAATGTATTTTTTTCGTTCCATTTAAGACAGAGTCAAGATATTGGTTGTATCTATATGTATCATGTTTTTTAAACGCTTTAGCATATACCTTGCTAGCTATAGAAGGGACTTTATTATAGTCAATATCCTGCCATTTATTCGCAGACATTCTTTGCTCTACTGTATCAGTTAAAGCAACTATCGATTGTCTCCATTCTTTACGAGTTATTTGAAACATCTTAGCTAATTTATTGGCTATCTTTCCTTGTCTAGGCAACCATTTAGCTATAAGACCTGATTTCGTGATATCTGTAAAGCCTTTATAAATTTCTGAATAAACAGTTTTATTTATAATCTTACTGTTATACTCAATTAATTCAATAATGTCTTTCCATCTGCCTATTTCAGGTATATAAGGGATAAGCTTTACTATTTCTTCTAACTTTTTTTGGTCAAATAAGAACTTTATAAATGTTCTTAAAATATCTCTATTACCTTGACCATTTCTTATATCTCTTAGATAAAAGACTATTTTTGTAGTAAGCAGAGGGTCTTGAGAATAAGCTTTTTCTATAAGATCATATTTGTTTGATGAACCAACACCTAATGAAAATAGATCAAGACAAGCATCTAATGAAGACTTGTTACTTAATGCTTCATTTTGTGTGTAATCTATATTTAAACATTTATTTATGAAATCCATTAAATTTTCCTTTAAAATTTCAGAGCAGCTTTTTTCAATGCGTGAAATATGCTATAAATAACTTTTGCTGTAAGCTGCTCTTCTTATAAGGAGGTAGATTGAAGTCCAGGAGAGTTGTATTCGTTTAGATCAAAATTAAACTATAAAATTTGCTGTAAACTCTCCTACAATTACCCTATCTGAACGATATACACAAGAGTTATGATCAATATCAGACTTAAAACTAAATCTAAATTATTCATAGTTTTCTTCTGCTTTATCTATAAATTCTTGTGTCAACTGTTTATGCGTATAATCTTTACAAGTAACATACCAAGAACCATTTTCAAAGAGATAGTTATAGTCTTTATAACGTGTATTAGAATCTACTGGTAAGAATGAACCTAGCTGAATATCTTTAATTATCTGTAGTTTTTCGTTTCTATCTCTATGAAAAGCAACGCAAGTTGCTGGAGTAGCTTCTAATGTACTGATAGAACCTAATTCAATTAATTCTTTTATTTTAGACTCATCTTGGTAATATTTAAATAATATCTTACCATTGTTTGAAATATATCCATTCCACTCACAATAGATACCGTCATACCGACCATTTTCTTTTAATCGCCAGATTGAACTTCTAGTCTTCATTTCTTAAATCCTTTATTACTCTCATTAAATTATTTATAGCTTGAATAGTCTTTCTTGAAGTAATTTGTAATTCTTGTAAATTTTCTTCTATTTTGTTAATCTTTTCTTTTAGTTCTTCGTTTTCCTCATAAAACTTATCAACTTTTTCTAAAAGATAACCTGGAACTTGATAAGGTTCGTTTTTATATTCTGACGGATAAAAGATATCGTGAACATATTTATTGTATTTCTTTAAAACTTCTTGATCCATTTTTCAGACTTTACAAGATGAGTAATTGGCTTTATACCATTTAGCCTTAGCTCCACTCGAAGTATCTTTTACCCATTTCCCTAAAGTATTGTCATATGAACCTGTTCTTGAATTTATTTCTTTGATAGTTTCTTTCATACATAAAAAGAAATCATATCCTTTTATATTAGCTGCTTTTTGAAGTATCGTCCAAATAGCACCAAGACATGAAGTCCAAAGGATATCTAAAGATATTGAATCTGGTTTCTTGTTTAAAATACCATACATTGTTACGATACTATCACAAATACTAGCAAAGATACTTTGTTCATCACTGGTTATATCATCACTTAAATTTTGTAATAATTTATCATCGAGTTCTGATAGACTGTCGATATTTTTAAAACTATGGGCATTTGCTATGAATACAAATATATCGCATAGAGCATCGATATAACTAAGTTCATCTCCTTGTTTTCTAGCTTGAGCTAATTCTCCCAATTCCTCACATAAATTAGTGATCAGGCCTGCTTGTTGCTGTTCATCGGTTAGATGTCTATCTTCTTTCCATTTTTGTAAAAGTTGGCAAATTTCTTGGATATGGTTCATTTCTTGTCCTTTATAAGATTTGAATATGAATATAGGTTTTAACTGTATAATTACTAAAAAAAAAACGAAGTTAGCTTTCTAGAAGCTAACTTCTAGACTATAACGCTGCCTTAAGGCGGAACTCTTTTGAGTTTTTGAAACTCATAGTAGGTTTCTAACTAAATTTTATCCTACAAGGATACAAATAAAATTTCAGCCCTATATACTGGAATCGAACCAGTATTATTCAATAAGAATGTTCTACCATTAAACTAATATAGGATAAAAGATCTAGCGCTAAATCAGATCTTAATTAAGAAGATAAACCTTATCGTTGTTTATCAGTTACGTCAAAGTATTTTTAGGGTCAACTTGAAAGACCGCAGCAATAGTCTGAATTAAAAAAAAGGAGCTATATTTCAAGCTCCTAAAATTAATTTAAATAAGGACTCACCAAAGTCGCCGTAGGCGACGCCTTTAACTACTTATATCCTCTCCTTTTAAGTTCCCACCAATACCTACTACCTCTACTTCGACATAGATTTTGACAATTAAGAAGATGTTGATCTGTCATTTCACTTAACAATATTTTTGTTTTATCTTTAGTAATATGATAGATCTCTTTTTCTTCTTTAGTAACCCACATATCATATTCATCTTGAGCTACATCATTTTCAAATTTACTATCTGCTTCGTAATCACTATACATACTCATTTTATACCTTTTCAACAAATGTAATAACCTTGATCATTATTCCTTATCTCTTTTTCTATATCAATTTCATATGGAAATTTATCTAATGATATCTCTTTATCCGCTATTTGACTTAATATATCATCTATGATATCTTCTCGATAAAGTCTTGCCATTAGATTTCGATAAACTTTTCTCAAGGCATCACAATGATTGGCGTGAACTCCGAAACTGTCGTGAATAGGAGATACTTCTATACCCTGTTCACTAAGCATTTCGATTATAGTCCTGCAAACAAAAGCATCTAAGCTATGAACAACATTAGGTGCTAGACTTCTATACTCTTCGTGCCCTGCTTGATGAACAGTAGCCATAAAGTTAAATACTGCTGTGCCTTGTTTCATCTCTTTTATTTCTATCTTAGTCTTTTTAGTTTTCCTAACAGGACAATAAGATAGATGATTATCGGGTAGATACCATTCATTAGTATCTTTTGTATCGTCCCAAAGAGAATTGATGATATCTTGTAATTTACAAGCTCCTTGCGTAAGCTCTTTCATTACAGAATAATATTCATGAAGTTCTTTAGTATCTTTGCCAAAGAACTCTTCAGGCTTAGCAGTGCTGTTATAATAAAAAGTCATTGTAGCTTTCTTAGTCTGACTTCTTATATCTTTCCAGCTAGGATTATCTCCCCAAATAGAACTACCTTTAGTTCTTTCGTAAGTCTGTTTAGCAACTAAGGTATAGTAATCGGTTCTTTCTTGACCTAAAACATTTAGATACTTCATAGCTGTCTTATCTCTCATAACTACCGACATTATTTGAGGACCACTAGATGTTGCGTCTAATCTAACAATATGATTTGAATATCCTGTCTTTAATGATTCTTTATAGCTCTTCAAAGCACTTTTGAATAGTAAAGGCTCATCAGCCTTGGCTATCCAATGATCAGGACATCTAAGTATATTATCTATATTGTCATCTATAAACTTTACTCTAACATCAAATGTTTCTTTATCTAAACCATAAGCATTAGCGAGATCTACTTTTAGCCAATACCATCCTATGTCTGTAAGCTTTTCTTTCTTAGCAAATTTAAGCATAGCTTTTCTATAAGAGTTACCTTGTATATTGATATGATAGCCTTTTGAGTATATTCTGCCTCGTTTATCATATTGAAATACGAAGCTAAATTCTTGATCTTTATACATATCATAAACTAAGCTGTTTTCTTTTAGCATTTGTTCAAAATTAGCTTTGGCTTGTTCTTGATGTTTAGGATCTATGCTTTCTAGATCAATCGTATCGGGTTTACTAGCTATATCCATATCAAGGACATATTTAACATTTTGTAGGATATTTAAGACATGAAGATTTAATTCTTTATTGTGTTTATTGAATCTATCTCCCAAAATTACATGCTCTTTAGAGGTATAATATCCACCATTATGATTGTTTGTCCAAGCATCCGGAGTAGTAATCATTGGTGGTAAGAACATACTTAGTTTTAGAGCTAGACTATCTTCTATAGAAAGAACTATCTTAGGTCTAACAAGAAATGTTTGACCTGAACCTAATACTGGTCTAATAATGTCATAGCCTAAGCCATCACAAATGGCAAGCATTTCAGCACCACTCTTAGCTGCTAAGATAGTATCTTCTTCAATATATGAACCTATCTTGGTAGCAACTCCTTGCAAGGTGCACTCACCAAGAGAAAGAACAGAGAAAAGGATATTAGTAGGCATATCATCTAGTTTAGACTCTATTTTGGCTAAACGTTCGTCTTTACTTGTATATGTTTGACCATACACACCATTTCGATAATCTCTTAGCCATTTAACTAAACGATTATACATAGCTTCTAATAAAAGATGATGAGTTTCTACCATAAGCTTTAATTGTTCACTTATTCTTTTATGAGAAAACTTATTCTCTATCTCAAACTGATCCATGATACTATCCTTTATAAAAGTTAATAGGGAAGAACAATCTCCCCTATTTAATAATACGTAAGAACTTACACTCCATATCTTTAGTTTCATAATATTCACAAATATGATCTAAAGGTATAAACTCATTGTTTTCATCTAATGTTCCCCAAATATTATTTTTGAGATGAACTGATAAAGGAGCAGGATATATACTTGTGTCAATATAATTGCCTTCTTTGTCTTCATAACCTTCCGGAAAAACTCGCAGATCTTCTAAAACACTCGTATCATAGATGGGATTATTATCACAATCCGTGAAGCCTGTATTGATCATTGTTTGTCCTTTATTCATTTATTTGATTTAGCGGCTCATAACTATATGGCAGGAAATATGGATGATTTAAAGTTTCAAGGAAATCTGAAAAGTCTTCGTCATTTTCTATTTCTTGACAATCATAGATATGTTGCATATTCTCTTGATTGAATTCTTCATCTATCATTTCGTTCATAATATCTTCTATAAGATTTATGATAAAATCCTTAGCTTCTTCAAGATTAGTAGCTATGATTTCTTTTGAAATGTTGTCTATTAATACGTAAGACATGTGATATCCTTTCAAAATAATTTATTTGCTAATTTGTCTATCCATTTTTGAATCGATGGAAACTTTTCTGTTAATAAGGTTACACCAGCTACTATCCACATAGGTAAAGCTATGATGATAAGTAAAGCTAAAGCATGTTGAATAGCTAAAGTATCTTCGTTCATCTTACAAATCCTCGAATAGATCTAAACTAGAATATGGATCATCATCTAAGAGTTGATTTATAGCTTTATAAATTTGAGTAAGGTTGATCTCATCAAGATCGTATATATCTAGTGTCATTTGTTGTCCTTTAATTAATTTAAAATCTAGGTAGATGAACTACCTAGATAAGTTAGGCTCGACCATGTAATTGATCAAGCATCAAATTGACCTCATTGCTTCTAGCAATGACTTGTTCTATACCGCCATAGTCTTTTTCTATGTCGTCTTGAAAAGTCTTTTCAGCTTCTATCCTCATCTTAGCAGCTTCAGTTTTGAGAGCTGTAGTAGCGTCAAGAAGACTATCAGAACCTGTCTGAACGACATTGGCTACTGCGTTCATAGTAGTAGCGACTGCTGCACCTATTGCTTTAAGAGCACCTTTAGACATTGTTATCTCCTTATCAAGTGATTGGTAAATACCATTACAGACCCCGTAACAAAGGAAGTCATATCCTATTCTAAATGTAAAAAGAGTTCAGCATGTAAGATACTCTGATAAGCTATGCTGACTCGCTTAACAGATTGAATAGGATGAAGAATATAGTAGTTAAAGTATATAGAAAGATATATGCTTTGATTACAATATGATATAAGCAGTTTAGACACTTGCTTAGGTGTTTGACAACGTAGGTTAAAATGTGCCTATAGCGTTGCTTTGTTCAGCTCGGCGAAAGTATGCACGTGATATATTAGGATTAGCTCTGGCAAATTTGGTTATGTCAGAAGCGCTCCAAAGGCTCGGAATGACACCAGCGAGTTTATCTCCCTTAGTGTATAGCCAGCCATAAATACTTTCACCTGCTTTCAATTCGTTAAGAGCTTTATTATCAAGCTCGTCGTCTAAACCATAAAATACAACTTCCATTGTGTGTCCTTTTGAATGATGTATAATCTAATCGATTACCATTACAGACCTAAAGGACTGAATAGAAAAGACTGCAATCAGAGGCGAACTATCTAGGCAAGAGTGGGTAGTGGGAAAGTGGGTAGAAGTGGGTTAGTGGGTAAAGAAAAAATAGTTGAGAGGTGTTACCCTCTCAATGCTGACAAGATATCTCTAACATCCTCATTGGCTTTTAGCATTTCTTCTTTACCGCCTTGAGTCTTAGCAAACTCTCTAAACTCTACGACGGTTTCGGCTTTGAGTTGTGCTGTTTTGATAGAGGCTGATGAGAGTAGGTCGTCAGATACGTTTGAAGCTTCATTAATAGCTTTAACTAATGTGTTTGAAATTGTTCCTAATAGTTTGAACATTGTAGATCCTTTTGGTTGAATTATTTTCCACTACAAGCCCAAAAAGAATTCTTTTAGACAATGCCTAGGGGGGTATTCAAGAAAAAATCAAGCAGAAAGGGAGTTACTACCCCTCTACAAAATTATTACGCCCCTAAATGGTTTTACTTAAGTATACCTTACAATAACCACTAGATTGTAATCAAGTTCTTAGCAGGATACTGACCTATATCTTGTCCTATCCTATCTTATCAAAAAGAACGGAAAGAATATTTGACTTCGAGACAGACTTTGCCTTAGATTTTAATCTAATAGTGTAACAGGTAAGTATTCCTTGGAAATAGGTAAGATATAATTTAAAAAAGTTTCATTAGTCCATAGCTTATATTTGAAAGCTATCTCCAATGAGTCATATGGTTTAGATTGCAAATCATTAACTATTGCTTTGGCTATGTTGATTTCTTTCTTTGCGATAATTTGATTGGCTTTGATTAAAGTATCCTCTAAATGTGTTTCAATTAAAAGAAGCACAGATGAAAATAGCTTAGTATATTCATCTCTTTGAGTTGAGTCAATGTAAAAGCAAAGAAGAGAAGACTGATCCTTTAGTTCTCTTAAATAAAATGTTACACGAGAATAAAGATCTAAAATTTGATGGAAGTTTTTATATCTTAGATTATGTTTCTTATAGTTCTCTAACTCTAAAGCTGTTTGAATTAGTCTTACATGATATTCCTCATAGGCTTGCTCTGATGTCATAAGAGTTCCTTTATAATGAAATGAAATTATGGTTGAAAATAACCTGGCCCATATGGGTTAACTATTTGATTTAAATTTTGTTCTATTCGTTGAAGAATTTGATTTGTTTGTTGTCTTTGATTGTAATTCATCATTTCTTGATTTTGTTGAGAAACTTGTTGAGTTATTATTGCGCTATTTTGATTTGCTTGCTGTATTGTTGAATTCATTTGTCCAAACATTTTGTTGAATCCTTCCCAAAAACCTCCTGATAATTGTTGTTCTTGTTGAGTAGTTTGTTGTTGTTGTATTTGCTGATATCTTGCTTCTATTTCTTTACTTATCTTTGCTATTTTAACATTTATTTTAGTTGCTATTTGTTGTTCTAATTGATTTTCTTTACAAATTTCCCTATACTCGTTATCATCCATAAAAGTTATAGGTGTATGATCTTTACACAATTTCTTTTTGTAATTCTCCTTGATTGTAACTGCTTTAGTTTGAGCATCTGTTATTTTAGGAATAATCGTTTGAATATCCGATAAAATAGAAATAGTTTTATCAATATATTGTTGTGGTAAAGAAACATAGCGAGTTAAAATACCATTGGCAAATTCTGCTCCTAATGGTTGTCCATTTTTAAGTAGTGCAAAGACAAAACCCGATGCTGGAGTATTTCGATCTTTTGCAATATCAAAAGTATATGTTGCTATATCTAATTTATTATTTTTGGCATCTCTAACTCTATAAATAAAATTAGGATAAATTTTTGAATAAATGATATCTGTTTGAAGCGGAGAATAAAAAATTTCTAACATAGGTGGTTTTTTAATATTAAAAGCTCTTGAAACATAAGCTATATCTATATCGTTATCGGTATTCTTTAAAAGCCTAGTTGTAGTATATTCTGTTTGATTCACAGAATATGCGCAAGTTCCTGCTATTTGACTATTATCTGTTTTATTATAAATGAAACAATAGTCTATTGGTTTTCCTTTTTTGTAATAACCTATCAATTCTAGATGACTGATCATAGTTAGTTCTATTTCTCTTCCTAACCCATAGGCAAAACCATCTTTACATTCCCCATCCCAGTATAATTTATAGTTTTCTTGTATGGTATGGTCATTATCACTACGAGTGCTTGTTAAAATTTTACATTGTTCTTTTTTATTATTAGGTTGAATAAATTTAAAAATTATTTTTTGAGAATCTTGTTCTATTTGTTTTATAGCAGATTGAGCTTCTTGAAGATAAACTTGTTCGTTTTTAAAAGCTTCTTCTGAACTGATTTCAGGCAGCTTAGAGCTACATCCTACTAGAAATAAACTAATAAAACTTAAGATTATTAGATATCTTAAAAAATAGAACATAGAAACTCCTTTTTGATTTAATAAATTATAAATCTGCCTAGATAAAAGATAAATAAATTTTAGGAAATAATAGAGATATTATTTTTATATCTATTCGTATTATTTTTATGCTATAATTTAAGTATGAATAATACTAAAGAATATAAGAATAATATAGAAGAAACTTCTAAACCAGGACTAAATATCGTAAAGAGCGAAATACCTGAAAAGGTGACAGCTGCCAATATTTATGAATGGTTTCACCGACTAACAAAAATTAATAAAAAGAAATTCATCGTTACTGACGAAGCACTAGATTTAGTAAATGAGAGTATCTCTAATCCTGAATTTGATGGATTTAAGTTTATAGATACAATGATCACATACCAAAGTGCTTTAGCTAATGATAGAGTTAATTTTTTAGAATATATCAATGCTATTAGATTTTGTGCATTCTTAGAAGCTAATGAAGGGAATATAACAGATGCTTATATAAAAGCGTTTATTCATAGGGATTTTGTTAAAACTAGATACACGCAAGATACCAATAGTGAAGCTTATAGACAATTAGCTAGTGCTGCTGCTAGATATAGAAAAAGTCCGGTAGTCATTAATATACTTACTCAAGCTGAAGTGCCTTTATACCTTATGTTTCAAGGATATAGATACAAGGCCGTCCAAAGATTAGTTTATGAAATGGAAAAAGCCCCACTAGCTAAAGACAGGGTAATGGCGGCAGATAGATTACTTTTCCATCTCAAACCACCTGAAAATTTAAAGATTGAACTAGATGTTGGAGTCAAACAAGATAATATTGTTAATCAATATGAATCTATGCTTGAAAATATGGTTAAAGAACAAAAGAAACTTTTAGCTAATGGAATGGATTTAAAAAGTGTAGCCAATAGTAAAGAAACTTTTGTTGATATTGTTGTAGAGAACGAAAAATGAAATTTTATTTCTTATCTCTATATATAGAACAAGATAGCCAAAATCAACTCCAAGCTCGATGTAATCGATATTTGCTTAAAAACGCTATTTCCCTGTCAGGGGGAATAAACCCCCTTATATTCCCCTGTGGAGGGGAATATAGATTATCAATACACGAAGGAAATGATAGTGGAAAGCACGATTACAGATCATAAATTGATTACTAAAATTGATTTACCTAGTAAAGAAATAATAGCTCAAGATGAATTTGTTCATAGAAAAATCAATCAAAAGGCTAAAGGCTATAGATTGGTTTATTTTCAAAATCTAATGGAAGTAGGGTTGGCCTTTAAAACTATTGATCAATGGTATATTGCTATGGATATCTTAACTAATTTAGTAGGGCCTGACTTCAAACTTTATTTAGATTATAAACAAATAATGACTATTTACAACGTTAGTCAAAAAGTTGCTACTACTGTTTTGACCACTTTAATATCTAAACAAGTATTACAAGGAGCTAGAGGAGAATATGGTGTTAATCCTTATTTAATAGTTCCAAATAAAGCTACTGATGAAATGGTAGCTAAAGCTCAAGCTAGGTGGAATGTAAATGCCTAAAACTGTAGATGAATGGTTAAATGAAGTAGATTATAACTTCACCGGATATGAACCTAGCGAAGATGTTTTAAAATATATTAATTTCATACAATTGGCAGGTGGAGAAGATTTAGAAAATAAAACTCCATTAGTTCATTTAAAGATGTGTGAAGCTATGTTTGCCAATAGCAAAAATACTGCTGTATTATGTCATAGAGGTATAGGAAAAACTAGTATCGCTAGTGAATTTTTAATACTTTATATAGCTGCGTTTGGTGAAATGCCTGGACTTGGTAAAGTAAATTTTATGATCTATGTCGGAGATAGTATTGAAAACGGTGTGAAAAGCCTTAGAAAGAATATTGAATATAGATATAACAATAGTGAATTCTTAAAAAACTTGATTCCTGATCTATCTATTAAATATATCGATGAAAACGGAAATGAAGACACTGCACAAAGTGCCGGCAGAAAATTTACAGACGTAAGGCTTGAGTTTAAAAATATTAGAGGAGATCATTTAGTTGTTAGGCTTTTTGGTGCTAAGACAGGCATTAGAGGTGCTAAAGAACTAGGAAAAAGACCTAATCTAGCTGTCATTGATGATATCCTCAGTGATGAAGATGCAAGAAGTGATACTATTATTTCAACTATTGAAGACACTATTCATAAAGCTGTTAAGTATGCTCTCTTACCTAATAAAAGTAAAGTTATATGGTTAGGAACTCCGTTTAATGCTAAAGATCCATTATATAAAGTTGTTGAAAGTGGTTCTTGGGAAGTAGCTTGTTATCCTGTCTGTGAGAAATTTCCTTGCACAAAAGAAGAATTTAAAGGAAGCTGGGAAGATAGATTTTCTTATGATTATATTAAATCAGCTTATGATGAAGCCATAGCTATCGGTAAGCCTGAAAGTTTTTATCAAGAACTGATGCTAAGAATCATTAGTTCAGAAGATCTTTTGATACCTAAAGAAGCTATCATTTTCTTCGATAGGGAAAAAATTTTAAAAAATAAAAATAAATATAACTTCTATATTACAACAGATCTTGCCACTAGTTTAAAACCTAAAGCTGATTTTCGAGTTATTAGTATTTGGGCATATAGTAATAACGGAACTTGGTTATTAGTAGACGGTTGGTGTAAGGTAGCAAGTATAGATGATTTTATAAAAGAACTATTTAATTTTATACCAATATATCAACCATTAGGTGTCGGTATAGAGATAAGTGGACAACAACAAGGTTTCATTAGTTGGATACGGCAAGAAATGATAAATAAAAATATCTTTTTTAATCTTCTTAGTTCCGAAGGTTCTAATGAAGAAGGTATAAGACCTATTAAGGATAAATTTACAAGACTTTTATTGTTCAGTCCATTATTTAAACAGCGAAAAGTTTGGATCGCTAATGAAATGAAAGATACTGATTGGTATAACGAATTTGAAAATGAAAGAAGTAAAACAACTAAACTAGGAATCAAAAGTAAGCACGATGATGTCTTAGATACGATATCTATGCTTGGATCTTTTGAGGCATATAAACCTAGTGAAGCTTATACTTTAAATTCAGATGAAGAAATGTTTATGCCTCAAAATGAGCAAGATATAACAAATACTATATTTTAAAGGAGCATTGATGACTATACAAAACGTAATAAATACGATTCAGAATAATGTGCTACCTAATGTCACAACCAATAGGCAGATGAAAACAGAGTCTATTATTGAACTGATTAATGAAGGGCTCAATACTTTTCATTCATTGTTTAGAATAAACACAGAACAAGCAATAATATTAGTTCCTGCATTTAGACATAATTTTAAACTTATTAATGAAGATCCTAATGTCATAATGGCTTCAAGGTATAAGTTAGCTGAGTGTGAATTAAAAACAGATAATCTCGAGACTAAAACTCAACAAATACAAGCTTTACTTGAATTTGATAAAAAACTAAAAGAACAGATACTCTTAAATAATGAGAAAGAAAATAAAGAAATCTTTTCTACTAAAAAAGACCAAGTCTTACAGATATTAGAAGTAACTGATGAGAAAAATACTATTTATAGCTTTAATGAAGAGAATATGTTCATAATAGATCAAATTACTTTATATTTTCCTAATTGTAAAGAAGGAGATATAATCTATGTTATTTATAAAACTAAACCTCAGTTAATAAATAAAGATAGTTTAAATGAAGAGATTGACTTACCTGATTCTTTACTTGAGTGTTTATATGCTTTTGTAACATTACGTGTTATATCCGGAATACAAGGATATCAACAATTTTATCCTAATGTTCTTAATACCTATAATCAAAAGATCCAAGAAGCTATAGCCAATCAATATGTCTTACCTTCTAGCCTGGCTACTACTTTACCACAACAAAAAGGATTTTTTTAATGATACAGCCTCTTATAAATAGACAAAAAGATAGTGGAACTAATGGTAATGTTATGAATGCTCAATCGTATTCAACACAAAATGTTGTTATCACGACTCAAGCTGACGAAGCGACAAAAGAAGTTGCACAGCATTTATCTTTGATACATGATATCCAATCTGCTTTACCAGCAATTAAAAGCACTTACCAAAATATCTCGAATATAGTTGAATTAACGAAATATTTTAATCAAATAAATCACTTGATATCAAAAGAACAAGAAATTGCTTTACTTAGTTCTTTATCTGAACAGATACAATCATTAGCGAATAATAATCAAGCAATACTAACACTAGCTCAAAATATTACAATAATTACACAATTAAGTCCTGAAATTTCTAAATTAAATTATCTTTATGATATCAGAGATTCAATTGAAAATTTAGTATTTATTAAGGATAAGTTAAATGATCTTTATAATAATATTACCTCTCTAAATGATTTAGCTAGAAATTTATCGTTTATAAAAGTATTATCAGATCATCTTCTTGCTATTGAAGTAATAGCTCAATATGTAGACACTCTTGAATACTTTAAAGACAATAAAAGAGTATTTGATCATTTAGATCAATTGAAAGAAGATTTACATGTCTTTACTGAGAATATCGATAAAATAGAATTAGCTATAAATGTTTATAAAGATTTACCTAATATGGTAGATAAAGTTGTAGCTGAAATAAATGCTAAATCTAACCAATATACATTAGCTATAGATCAAATTAAAAAAGATGTAGAAACTTTTAAACAAACAGTTAATCAAACCATAGCTTCAAGTATTACTAAAATCGAGAAGCTTATGGAAAAAGGTATCATTAAAGATGATGAAACAAGTAATGTAACTACCTTCTCCTCCTCTAAAATCACAAAGGACTTTAGAAGTAAAGATGATAGCTACTCAAAGACAGAGGTAAATAACGCCCTTGCAGCCAAACTTGATAAATCGGCACAAGCAGCTGATAGTGCAAAGCTAGGCGGAAAGATACCAGCTGCATATTGCCTCGCAGAGGATTATTACAACAGGAATGCTATCAATACAATCTTAAGCAATAAGCTGGATAAATCCCTAAAGGGTGTAGCTAGTGGCCTTGCTAGCCTAGATAGCGCAGGCAAGATTCCTAGCTCACAGCTTCCAAGCTATGTAGATGATGTGCTCGAGTTTGCCACTAGGGCTGCCTTTCCAGCTACTGGAGAGAGTGGAAAGATATACATTGATATGGCTACCAATAGAACCTATCGCTGGAGTGGCAGCACATATGTCAAGATAGCAAGTGGAGAGGTTGAAAGCATCAACTCTAAAACCGGTGTAGTAATCCTTACTAAAGCCGACCTTGCTCTTGGCAATGTGGATAACACAAGCGATGCTAATAAGCCAGTAAGCACAGCCACACAGCAAGCACTTGATGGTAAGCTAGATAAAACTGAAACAGCAGCTAACAGCTCACAGCTAGATGGTAAAGCAAGCTCTGAATACTATCAAAGAAACCATGCAAACACCTCTAAAATCACGTCAGTTGCAGGCACTAGCATAGATTTAAGTCAAGGCGATAACTTCCTCCTTGATATGAATGTAAAGGCAACTCTTGTGCTAAATAATCCCCAAGTAGGTCAAGTAGGCATCATAAGAGTTACTAATGCCACAAACATCACGGGCTATGATGCAAAGATAAAGTTTAGGAACGTTCCAAGCTCATTAACAGCTAATGAGACATTTTCTTATTTTGTCCTTGATAGCGAGAACATCATAATGGGGAGAGCCTAATGAAAAGCTTGATGATGAGTGGAGGTAGTGAGTGGGTTTTAAAAACAAAAACAATCTTATTAGGTTCTGCTGAAGTCCGCTATAGTAAAGAAACTCTAAAGCTTAAAATTTTTACAATAAATCAAACTACATTTCCGTCTACCCAAAAGAATATAAAGTTAGTTTCAGTTTTATTAAACAATGATACTGATGGGTATAGTAGCTCCACTCCATTCAAAAAGACAACTCTACCTTTAACTTTAAGCCTTGGCTTCCCAAACGTTACAGTATTAAGCTTGAATGGCTGGAGTAATGAGGCTGTAGATACCAGCATAATAGCACCTCTTTATACTAGAATAAAGCTAAACGCACAAAGGACAGTAGCAGCTTCAATATATGTAACTTATCAATGTTTGGAGCAAGAATAATGAAATCTCTATTCTTATCCCAAAGCACACAGCTAAAAGAGTTTAAAAACTACAAGATAGCCTCTTATGCTTTACCTTTTAATGACGAGGTAGATAGCTTTCAGGCTACACTTGACTTTGATACAGTTTTGATGGAGCTACAAAAAAAAATAGGTGGCAGCGTGGGCTATCTTACTAAAATCAATATGACTATCCTAGAAAATGATGCTTTCTTTTATGGCACTCATTGGGATACAAATGAGGATGAGAAAATACTCCCATTCGGAAAGTATGAGGTTGTAGGGATATGTACAGGTTCTTTACATATCGACTTGACACCTTTACAACCAGCCACACAGCCAGACTTACTTTTATCTATAAATATAGGCATGTTCAATCCCAGAGACTTCGGAGAGCTTACACTGACATTTACCATAGACTTTATGGCGGAAATCTAAAAAGGAGAAACAATGGAGCTTTATGACACCCAAACAAAACAAATAGAAAATATCTCTTACATTCAAAATGAGAATGGAACTTTTTACGTAGAGTTCCTAAGTCCTGATGAATTGCTAAAGAGTGGCTATAAGCCTATCAAGCAAGCACAATACCCTCTAAACACCACGCAGATGCAAGAAGTCAAGGAAATCATCAGAGAAACAGAACAGGCTTACGAGATAAGCTATAAGGTGGTGCAAAAGTCTTTAGATGACTTGGAAAAAGCTTTTAAAGTCCTAGTGCAAGGCATACTTGATACAAAGGCAAAAGAGCATGGATATGACAGCATAGTATCGGCTTGTAGCTACGCCGGCTATGACAATGAATTTCGTGCAGAAGGCGAAAAGTTTGGAATATGGAGAGCACATATCTGGCAGTGGGGATATGCTCTACTTGCTGATATAAAGGCAGGCAGAAAGGCAATCCCAAGCTCACTTAAAGAGGCTCTGGTTGATATGCCTAAATTTGATGATTGAAATTTATACACAAAATAATTTGTGTATCAAAAAATCTAAATTTTAATAAACAAAGGACATGAAATGGAAATAAGACGACCGATATTAAAACCTTACAACAAAGATAAATTCGAGCTAGTCGAGGAATATCAGTATAAAGACATCATCGTACCAATAGGCTTCAAGACAAATGGAGCAAATGTGCCTCGTATCTTTTGGAGCATATTCCCGCCAAATTCACCTGAATATCTTTCAGCTATTATCTTACACGATTATCTTTGTGATATAGCTAAAACACAGAAAGATTATAAGTATGCTGATAATAAACTAAAAGAAGTAATGACAGCTCTAGGAGCTAATAGGTTTACTCGGCAATGCTTCTACCTTAGTTGTAGAGCATATCATAAGATTAAATATAAAGGATTAAAAGATGTGGATAACCGTATTTAGTTTTATATCGGGGATTTTTAAAAGTGATAAGATATTTATCTATTTGTCTATGTTACTTTTAGGGGCTTTGATATGCCTTCAAATGCTGACAAGTCTAGAAAAATCTACATTGATGGATAAGTTAAAAATAGCTAATCAAGATAACGCTATTAAAGATGCTAAAGTTTCTATGTTACAGGCAGACTTACAATCAGCAATAAACACCATTACTGAGCAGAATGAAAAGTTTAAAGCTTTAGAAGTAGACATAGAAAAAATAAAAGAGGAGAAAAATAAAATAGAAGCCAAATTTCAGCGAATTCCAGTTCCATTAAAGAATGACAAATGTGAGGCTCAATTAAAATATTGTAGAGGATTATTTAAGGAGTTAAGCAATGACTGAAAAACAAATAAAAACTATACTTTATGTAATATCCCTGTCTTTTATAGTTTTAATGCAACATGGGTGTGCTGCTTGTAAACCTGAAATTATAACTAAGATAGAATACAGGGAGAAACTTATACCCGTTAGATGTAATGTTAAAATCCCCGAGAAACCGAAGTTTAAAGACACGGATCTTTCAGGAGATAAGGCATTAGCTAAATATTACGCTACTGTTGAAAGACTTCTGAAAGGCTGTGTATATGGTGTGGCTAAATGATTTGTTTGATATTCTTGACCGGTATAAAGGAGTAATAGCAATAGGTTTTATAGGTGCAATGCTTAATATAGGTTCTAGGCCAGACAAAGGTATAGGTCGTAAAATAATGGACCTTTTAATTGGCTTACTTTCCTCTATTTTCTTTGGCTGGATAAGCTATGAAGTAGTTAAGTTTATATGGCAAAGTGAAGGTTTAGCACTTGCTGCTTGTGGGTTCTTTTCTTGGAAAGGAGCAACTTGGATAGGTGAAAAAATAGACCTATTTATAGATGCTAAAATAAATAAAACAAATGATGAGGTTAATTAATGAAACTGGAAATACGAAGATTTAAAGAAATCAAAGACGGAACAATAGGCGAGTTCGCTTTAATTAAAGATATGAAAATATTAGTTAGAGGTTATACTCTTGAACCTGCTGGAAATGATACTGTAGAAGCTAATAAAGACCGCAGAATACCAGAAGGGAAATACCATATAGCTTGGCATACATCAACTAAATTTAAACGAACTCTTCCTGTTCTTTTTAATCAAGATGTTTCAAAAGATAGATTTATTTTAATTCATGCTGGAAATTATCCTAAAGATACAGAAGGATGTATTTTACTTGGTAATAAATATGATGATAATGGAATATATAATAGTAAAGCTACTCTCGAAGCTTTTTTAGCTGAAACATATAAAGAGAATTTCACAGTTGAAATAAGGAATAAAATATGATTAATTCATCTGACATTTTAAGTGCTTTGCAAAAAGATTTAAGAGCCGCTCAAATATTAAGAAGTAGTTTAGATGCTAAAATAGCTAAATGGAAAAAAGAATATAACGGAGAACCTTATGGCAATGAGAATAAACTTAGATCTCAATTAGTTAGTCGAGATATCAAGAAGCAATCTGAATGGCAACACGCTGCACTAATTGAACCATTTGTTTCAACTCCTGATATTATCAAAGCTTCTCCTGTAACAGCTGAAGATGCTGTGATGTCTCCAAAAATCGAGATACTTTTAAATACTCAATTTTGTAGGCAATTTAATCGTTATAACTTTATGACAAAAGCACTAAAAGTATTAGATCAAGAAGGAACTGTAGTTGTAAGAACAGGTTGGGAATATGAAGAAAAAAGAATAGAAGAAAATATCTTAGTTGAACAACCAAATCCTGATTTTCAAAAAGCTATGCTTTTAGTTCAACAAAGACAATTAGATCAAAACGTATTATCTCAAATACCACAAACTATTCAAGTAGAACAAGTTAGTATACAAACTAAACCTGTTAAAAATCATCCAACAGCTATGGTATGTCGCAATGAAGATATATTCATAGATCCTACTTGTCAAGATGATATGGATAAATGTCAATTTGTCATATATCGTTATGAAAGTGATATGAATACTTTAAAACAGTCAGGACTATATAAAAACCTAGATAAAGTAAATATCAGAGATGAAAATGATACAACGTATACTAGCCCTGACAAAACATCATTTAAATTTCAAGATGATCCTAGAAAGAAACTTTTAGTTTATGAATATTGGGGAAACTATGATGTAAATGGAGACGGAATAGCTGAACCGATAGTCTGCACATGGATAGATAATACAATTATTCAGCTTCAAGATAATCCATTTCCTGATAAGAAACCACCATTCCTCGTAGTTCCTTTTAGTTCGATACCTTTTAGTTTATATGGAGAATCTAATGCGGAATTATTATCTGATATCCAAAAAATCAAGACCGCCACTATTAGAGGATTTATAGACAATATGGCTTTATCTAATAATGGCCAAAAAGGGATACGTAAAGGTGCACTAGATGAAATTAATAAGAAAAGGTTTCTAACAGGACAGAATTTTGAGTTTAATGGTAGTGCTGCTGATTTCTATGACGGACATTTTAACGAATTGCCAGGTAGTATGTTCAATGTTCTCACTTTAATGAATAATGAAGCAGAATCTATAACCGGTATAGCTAGCTTTAATACTGGTATAAATGGTAATGCTCTTGGTGGAACAGCTACAGCTATAAGAGGTGCAATAGATAGTGCTAGTAGTAGACGTCTTAATATTGTTAGAAATATCAGTGAAAACCTTATAAAGCCCTTACTTCGTAAATGGTTAGCCTATAGTAGTGAATTTTTAGATGAAGAATCTCAATTTAGAATAACTAATGATGATTTTGTAAGAATTAAAAAGGATGATCTTAGTGCTAATATTGATATTGATCTTACTATTTCAACAAGCGATGATAATCAAGCCAAAGCTAGGGAACTAGCTTTTATACTTCAAACTGTTGGGCCTAATGAAGATCCTGGTATCAGAAAGATCATAATGTCAGAAATAGCTAGACTTTATCGTATGCCTCAACTTGCAAAGATGATAGAAACCTATCAGCCTCAACCTGATCCTATACAACAACAAGTAGTTCAACTGCAATTAGAATTACTTCAAGCTCAAATAGCTAATGAACAAGCTAAAGCTAATGAAAATATGGTTGATAAAGATTTAAAAGGAGCTAAAGCACAAACTGAAATGGCTAAAGCTAGAAATCTTAATTCAATGGCTGATAAGAACGATCTTTCATATGTTCAAGATTATTATGGAATAAAAGAAAATAGAGCTGATCAAAGACAAAATGCTCAAAATAATTTTGATTTAAATAAAGAAACTTTGAAGTTATTACAAAATAATAAACCTCAATATTTATGATATAATAATATTAGTTTATTTTAAAATAATACTGAAAGGTTAAAGAATGACAGAACAAGAAATGTTGGAACTTGAAACGACAAGTAACGAATATTATGTAAAGTTAGATGAAGCTTTAAAAAGACTTGAATCGAATAAAGATTTCCAAGACGTTATCTTAAATGGGTATTGTAAAGATAAAGCATTAGCTGGTGTAATGCTTTTAGGAAGACATGATGTAAAGAAAAGAGGAGAAAGACCTGATGTTATGGAAGAACTTGTTGCTATCTCAAATCTTCAAGATTATTTCTCTACTATCAAAAATTTTGCAGGTAGTGCGAGAGTGGATATGGCTGAAGATCAAGCTAAAGAAATGAGAGGTGAGTAATGGCTCTTACACAAGAAGAAGTCTTTAACTTGTCCGATGAAGAATTTGATAAAGAATTTTCAAAAGCTAAGCAAGAAGCTCTTTCAAATCAAGAAGAACCGGAACAGGTTCTAGAAAATACTTCTGAAGAGATTATTGAACAAAAGAACCAGCCTCAAACTGAAATACAGACAGAAGCTGAATTCGAAAAACAAGAACAAGAAGTAGAAAGTAAAGAAGAATCAAAACAAGAAATAACTCCTAATCCTGTTCCACAATCATATAAAATTAAAGCTAATGGAATAGAGTATGATTTTACTTTAGATGAGCTTACACAATTAGCTTCTAAAGGTTTAGACTATACGAAGAAAACTCAAACATTAGCCCCATATAGACGTGTAATAAATACTATGCAAGAGAACAAGATATCAGAAGATGATATCAATCTTTTCATAGATGCTAAAAAAGGAAATAAGAACGCAATAGCTACATTGCTTAAAGATGCTAAGATTGATGTATATGACTTACCTTCTAATGAAGAAGAAATACAATATACCCCAACACAATATGGACTTAGTGATGAAGCACTAGCTGTTAATGAATCTATCAATAGATTGCAATACGAACCTGATTATGCACAAACTAGGGAAGTATTCAATAACTTAGATGATTTTTCAAAAAAATACATTTTGAGTAATCCGACTTATTTAGAAGGACTACATAAAGATGTAGTGGATGGCACTTATGCAAAAATAATGCCTCAAGCAATGAAACTGGCTGCTTTAGATGGCTATACAAACAATATGCTAAGCTATTATTTTCAAGCAGGTAATGCTTATTTTCAAAGCATCAACGAAGCTGAAAAATTACAGCAACAAGAATTAGAGAAACAAAAAGCCATTAAAGCTCAACAATTAAACGAAGCTCGTCAAGCTGCTTCATTACCTAAATCAAGAGCAGATAAGAAAACAGTTACTGATTATCTTGATGATGCAGATGATGATGAAGCCTTCAATGCTTGGTATAAGAAGCTTCAAGCTAAATATTAAAGGATAAACAATGGCTGATACAATGAAATATGGCAATGGCTCTAATGCCTCTCAAGGTGCTCAAAATATCGTCTTTTTCTATGAAAAAGCTGGTATCATAGCTGCTAATGCTAAAAACATTTATGGACAATTTGCAGATAGAAAATCTATGCCTTTAAATTATGGTAAAGAATATCGTATCTCTCGTTGGCAACATATCTATGATAGAAAACTAGCAGATGTAGAATTTGCTAAGCATGGTTTTCTAAGTTCAAGAGATATTGAAAATGTCTCAAATGGTCTTAATGCGGCTAAATTAAGTGAAGGTGATGGCCGTAAGAATCTAGTCGATTTTCAAAAAGTAACTCTTAAAACTTCATTTGCTAAATATGGTGAAATGATTGAGTATACTGATGAAGAAGATCTATTTGCAGAAGATTATATGCAAACTAGATATTATGAAGAATTAGGTTCATTAGCTAATGTAAGAAATGAAGATTTGATCCAACTTGATATGCTTGGAACTGGTAATGTTCTTTATAGCGGTCTTGGAACTAATCTAGCTACTATGGGCAATGGTATAGTAGCTAATGGCAGTCTTGACGATCAATATCGTGTAAGCTATGATTTGATTCGTAAATCTGTCCAAAAGCTTGTAAGAAATAGAGCAGAAAAAAATACAGAGATAGTTACAGGTTCTACCAAAATAGATACAAAAACTATCAATAGATCTTTCTATGCTATTATCGGACCTGAAGTTAAATATGATTTAGAAAATGCTACTAGAGGTAAAGGAAATACCGAAGAGTTTAGTTATATTCCTGTATATAAATACGCAGACGCTTCTAAACTAGCTGAAGGCGAAGTAGGTGCTATGCACGAAGTTCGTTTCATCGAAAGCGAAACAGCTGTAGTATACCGCAAGAAGGGTGCTAATGTTCCTGCTTCTTATGCTGGAACATTAAGTTATTCAGGAACAATTGGAACTGATGCTAAATTTGACGTATTCCCTATCTTGTTCCCAACTAAAGGCGCATTTGCAACTGTTGGTCTAAAAGGGCATAATAAAATTAAATTTATGTCTCAAGATCCAAATAAAGTAGATTTATCTAATCCTTATGCAGCTAAAGGTTTCTTTAGTTACAAAATGTGGTATGCAGGAATAATCTTGCAAGAAGAGCGTCTGCTTAAAACTCTCGTTCTAGCTTCTGCTTAATATTTGCCCCTTTTATAGGGGCTTATTTAAATTTTAAAAAGGATAAATCAATGGGAAAGACAACTAAAGATAAACTAAATGAAACTTCAGAGGAACTAGTAGAAACTGCTGCTGATTTACAAAATTCAGCAGAAGAAATATCTGCTGAATCTAGTTTTATAGCTTTGATTGCTAAAGTTAAATCTGAAGCATTTAAAACTAGAGTAGTTACTATCACATCAAATGATAAACGAGATAATGATGTAACAACAGCGGTTATACTTACTTGTGAAAACCAATACTTTAATCTAAGTAAGATAGTTCCTCTCAATATGCCTGTTGAACTAGAGCAATGTCTCATAGATACTGCTAAAGATGTAAAAATACCTATCCATACTGATGAAGTTATTAATGGTAAGAGGACAGGTAACAGCACTACTTTACTTATAAATAAATATAATATTAGCTTCGAGAATTAACGATGGCTACAAAAAACCTTTCTATTGAACTAGCTAATGTTAAAGTAGATCTTGACTCTATTACTAAAGGTCAAGTTAAATCTAGACATCTTAATGAAAGAGATAGTTTATATTGGGAAGGGAAAGGGTTTTTTGATGTTTTAATGTCAGCAATAGATGAAAATTTAAGAGTTCAGTCAGATAATGGACGAATAACAGAATCTGATTATGCTCAAATGTATCCTCAACTTGTTTTAGGTGTTTTAGATAAAAGTATTCAACTTGCAATATCTAATGCAGAGTTGAAACTAAAAACTATACAAATGCTTGAAGATGAAGTATTGAATAAACTAAAGCAAGAAAATATAAGAGCACAAACTAAAGTGTATGAAAGACAAATAGAAGGTTTTTCAGATAACTTGAAATTAAAACTTTTAGAAGCACAGCTTAGTTCGTTTGCTATGTCATTTTCATCGGGCATGCTAGATTTTGATCAAAATAATAGTGCTTTCCCTAAAGCTTTAAAAGCTACATCACTATCAGAAGTTTATGATAGTTTAGTTGCCAGTGCTAACAAAAATTGGGATTCTCCTACTACTAAATACTCTGTTGAAAAACGTATTAAGAAGGGTGGAGAAGAAAGTGGCATAGAACTTTAAAGGTTTAGTATATGGGTGGTATATTTTCTAAGAAAGTAACTAAATCTAGAACTGATTTTAAACTACTCTTTGGAGATAACCCTCTTGCTAAAGTTAAAGTTGGTAAACGTAGTAAGAATGTTACTCAAAAACAATTCTTAGAAAATTTTATAAGTGATGCTGCAAATAAGACTCCTCCTCTTGCTAATCTCTATTCTAGAATATTGGAAGCCAACAGACTTCACGAACCTATCTGGACTAAATTTAAAATTTCTGTGAATAAAAGAGCTACATTCAAAAAAATTACTTTCAATGAAAATCTAGTCAAAAAGAAAGTTCCTGAAGGTGGAACATTTGTGTCTTATAGCCCTGATAGTAGTGGAAATTTATATCAAGAATATTGTTTAAAATTACAACTTTCAGATTATAACTATGACACAAATGAAGTGATCATAAACGGGTATACTTTTAAGTATATTGTAACTTCTCAACTTTTTAAAGTAACAGCTTTGCCACAAAATGTTGAGAAACTAAAATATACGCTAGATCAAGAAATAGAACTTAGTAGTCTTGATATATATCTACATTTAGGTATTTATAAAGATAGTTTAAAAGATAAACTTTATGAAGAATTCAAAAAGCAGTTTAATATAGATTATACTAATCCTGATATGCAAGTAGACTTACAAGAATTTAGTTTAAACTACGGAGATGATGCTGTTTTATCTATAGATGATAGATCTTTCAAAGTATTAGGATATTTTACTTGGAAAGATCATTTAGATGAAAATAAGCAACCTAAATATGAGTATGTTGGTTATGATCTTGAAATGCCTATAAATATCTTTAAAGTATATGAACTATCCCTTTATCCTAAAAGCTACTTTATAGAATATAAAGATAAAGATGAACATCGACAAATACTTTGGGGTAAAGACATAGATGAATTTAATATAGAACGAAACGCTTCAACAGAATTACTGGCAGCAGTGTATCCTTTACTTAATCCATCAGGCAAACATTTCTTGAAAGCTTTAGAATTAGCTGGATATAAAAATAATACCAGATCTAGGCGAAAAGGAAAGAAAAATAAACAACAAGACGATTTGATAACTCAATTAGCTAAAGAAGATCATATCAAATATGCGGAAGTAGGACAATATTTAAATATTAGTTATTTCTTTTATAAAGATATTAGAGAAAATAGATTCTGGCAAGGATATCTAAGAAAAATAATTACTTATCTTGAATCTATAGCACCTTTTGGAACATATCATAGTAATGCTCCACAAACTGAATATTCCTTAGGTGGAGAAACTTATTCCGGAGCTAATCAGCGATTACGGATACAAGGGATAAAACGTTTTGTTAAAAATATGAAATGCACTAAGAAATGTTTTTTATCTACAGAACCTCAAAGTGGTGCAGCATATCTGTATATTAATATACCTGATTATTCGGCTTCTACTCAAGAAGAAGCTGATAAGGGAATATTTTATAACTTTATGCAATATGGGCTTAATTTAAGTTATTGGTATTCTAGACCTTCAGAATTTAGCTATAAAACTGGACCTTATGGTGATAGAGGAAGTTATCATACACATAAATTTTCATATAATTTAAACACTACTAATTTTTATAATAGAAAAAATTTTAATGTGCCTTTAGATAGTTATCATTCGGATAATGGTAATTTATATGTATATGGGGATTCCGGAAAAATGTATTGGGGTGATCCAAAATGGACTACTCAAACTCATGGGCCATACTATAAAGATTATTATTTAACATCTGATATATCTGCAATCATTCCTATTAGTATTATAGAATATGAAAAGAAAACAGGCAATATTTGGGGGAATACTGGCAACTATTTAGATACTGCCACCGGAATAACTAAAGTCATAGAAGAAAAAGATCAAATATGGAGAGATTATAGTGATGATACTGTTATTGAAGATATAAAAGTAACCGCTACCTATCATTATTTAAACGAATCAGGTTTTAAATATGATGATACGAATAATGTAATGCCTAATGGTGTTAATGATGCTATGTTTATACCTTTAATGCCTAAAAAATTATGGCTTAAGATACCTTATGCTTCTCAATTAGAAGTTTATCCTTCAACAATTTATTTAACATATAAAGTTCAATGGGAAGAGAAAAAAGGAACATTTATAGGTAAGGTATTTGGAGCTGTTTTGATAGTTGTAGGAGCTGTTATTATCTATGCAAGCTGGGGATCTGCTACTCAAATAGGATCTGCTATGATGTCTTTAGGTATTGGACTCATAGCTGGCGGTGTAGGATATTATGGTGGTATGTATAATATTAAATGGTTACAAATAGCGGCGTATGTAGTTCAATTAGCTGCAGCAGGATACTCTTCTTGGACAACAGGCTTTTCGTCTTTAGCTTCTGCTTCTACAAATGTTATAGCTATAGCTAATACACTCGTTCAAGGATATAATTTATATGCTAACTGGGGTATGCAAGATAAACTAGCGAAATTTAAAAATGAAGTTCAAAATGATATAGCTAAAAGTGAAAAAGAAAGACAAGAATTATTAGAAGAGACTGAAAATAAATTAGATTTATCAATATATGATATCAATATAGCATTTGACGAAGCCATAGACGATATGTTCATGTTTATGTTCGGAGAATATCAATATAGGCTGTTGAGTTCAGGAAAACTATATGATGTGTATCAAGATATCGATCCTGATAAATTGTTTAATAGATTTAAAAATTAAAACAAAGGAGAAAACAAATGCCGCCATATGGAATAAACAATATAACAACACAACCGACTTGGGGAAATTATGGTTTAACTAATGCTTCTTATTTGAACGATGGAGTAAGATCAATTAATTCAGCTTATAATGGCTCAAATCCTTGGATAAGTTCCACTAATTTTAACACTAATATTGGTGGAACGGCTTTATCTAATGCTACTGCTAATCAAGGAGCACTAGCTGGTATTAAAAATTGGTGGGGTCAATATGGAGATACACTAGGACAAATAGGTGGAACATTGGCTGGAGCAGTAGGGCTTTATTCAGGTTTAATGGATATAAATCGAAATAAAAAAGCTTTTAAAAGTAACATGGAATCTTTAGATTTACAAAGACAAATAGCTAGAGAAAATTTAGCTATGCAACAAGCTGAATATAACAGATTAAAAAGAAATAGAGCTGCTGTAACAGCTGCTTATGGAGCTTAATATGGCAAACCCATACTTTAATGTGCAGCAAATGTCTGTGCCTAATTTTATGAAAGTAGATCCCCTTAGTGATACTAATGTTATTAGAAATGTTCAAGGAATATTTCTAGATAATGCTAGAAATAATAGAGAAGCCGAACTACATCCGCTTAATCTGGAGGCTGAAAGATTAAGGCTTAATACTTTAAGAGAATTAGCACCTGTTCAACTTAATACTGCTATAGCTAATCTTGCTAAAATAAATTTAGAAAATGATAATACTAAAACTAACCAACAACGTCAAAAACAATTTTTTGATGACTTTACTGGTAGGTATCATATGTCTCCTGAAATGTATGCAGTTCAGACAAATATAGATAGACAAAATGAAAAAGCAAAACAAGATCGTTTAATGATACAAAAGATAGCTGAACTAGCTAAACCTAAAATACCGCTAGTTTTACCACAACAACAACAAATTGTTCAAGATCCATCTAATGTTACACAGATACCTGTTAATCTTAATCAACAAGTTCAAGAACAAGCAAAGCAAGCAAGAACAGATCCACTTAGATTAAATTTTGATCTAAATAGTGGAAATGCTTATGATCTTGGAACATTTGATAATCTTTCTCCTCAATTACAAGATATAGCTATGAAAGAAATGTCTAAATTAACTACTTCATTTGATCCAAGAAATAGTATTTTGGTTTCTAATGAATTAGCTATTCCAAATGATAATAGGTTAAAAGATATTGGTAGTTATACTACATTTGATAAGGAAACTGGTATGCCAATAATTAAAGAAATACCTGGACGAGGTAAATATTGGGATAAAACAGCTAGAAGTATGGATGATACAAAAAAGATGATAAGTTCACTAGAATATGATCAAAAAGATTTACAGGGTAAATATTTAGGAGATTTCTTGAATAATTTTATAGATAAATCATTAGTAGGTGATGATGCTAAAAAGAAACTTACTACTCTCCTTGTTGATCCTAAAAATGGTGGGAAAGCTAAATTTAATCTCAATGTCTTGGCTCATGTCTTACAAGGTATAGATGTTAGTAATAATCAAGCTATGGCTGATGTTGTAGTTAAACTAATAGATAAGCCTGAAGATTATAGAAATATTTTATATAGTGATGCTGGTAGAGCTTTTGGAAATAAAGATCGGGATACAATCCTCTTCTTAGGTAATCTACTCTCAGGAGCTTTTGAGGATAGCGGGAGAAGTAAGTTCAATCTTGCTTATGGGGTCAATAATAATGTAATACCATATTATTATGAAAATAGACCTGATCAAAAAACTGGTGAAACTAAAACGGTTAAAGTAATAAATGAAAAATATAAACTTCCTCGTATTCCTCAAGCTGAATTAGCATATTTATTAGACAGAGCAAATAAAAGATATCTAGCTGAAAAGAAAGCCAAAGAACAAGATACTATTGAAAACTTTGCAAATGGTTTATATGATAGAGCTTTGATATGGTAATAAAACTAGCTAAGATATTCTTAGCTAGTAATTTATTTAACTAAACGTATTTCTATTGGCTCTTGTCCTATTACTTTATTATAATATTGCGGTTGGTAAGAGCCTTCTTGCCATGTAGAATTAGGAACTTTAGTAATTATATCTTTTCCTGTAATAGTAATTGGGCTTAAGATTGTTGTAAAAATATCCCCTTCGACTTTTACTGGATCATTAGTTCCTTTAATATTTACATATAATCTGTCAGTTTTTATTCTTTCTTCTAAACGAAACATACAAGTAGCTATAACTAACATACAAATAGTATTTAAAGTAGCTATTATGCAAAAAAATTTTATTGCAAGATTCATCTCTATTTCCTTTAAACTATTTAATTTTAGTTAAATTTTACTCTTAGCTACTTAATAACTAGTTAAATTTGACTATAATTCATACCATTTTAGATATAATAATATTACTAACTCATTTAGTAATATTCAATTCCATAAAGGATCATTAATGGGTATAAATGACAAACTAAATCAAATCCAGGATATTTTAAGCACAAAACAAAAACAAGTTAGCGATAGTGATATATTTGCTCAAAATTTAACTAATGAGTTATACGCTCCTGTGGAAGAGCAAATAAAACAACAACTTGCTATGCAGAGTGCTTATAAGAATCAACAAAGACTTATTCTAGAAATGAAGAAACAAGATCTAGAACAAGATGTTAATCCTTATGCAGTTCCAGATCTGACTGATTATACAGCAGAGTCTATGCTTAAAAGAGGGTTTGGAGTAAATCAATCGCTTAATTTAATAAACAAAGCTATCGAGAATAAGAACAAATATGAAGATTATGAGCGAAAAAGAGCATTAGGTCTTGAACAAATAGGTTTGTCTCAAATGGGATTAGAGCTACAAGAATATGAACAAAATAATAGAACTAAAGCTGCATTAGCTAAGCAAGCAGCAGAGAAAGCTAACTTTGCTAACAGATTATCAGATCAAATAGCTTATGAAAAAATGAACGAAGCTTCTCAAGGCTTTGCTGATTCATTGATAGGACAAGGAGATCCGCATAGTTTTGGGATACTTAACAACGCAGAAGCAGGAGCATATGGTTTAGGAGGATCATTAGCTAAAGTAGGTGCAGGAGCAGCTAAATTTATAGGAGATGTAGCAGAAACAGGCGGAAGAATATTAGCCTCTCCTTTTGATGAAGAATTATATAAATCCTTAGATCAAGATGCTAAAGATAGAAAAATTATAAGAGGATTAAATTATATTCAAGATGCTTGGAACAAATCTAAAGAAAATGATGAATTAAATGTAATAGCTAAAGGATTGAATTACTTAGGTAATATAGGTTATGAAGCTAAACAAAATAAAAATGCTACTAGTCTTAACACTCTTGATGATCTTAAACATGCAAAAGGTTTTTGGAATACATTAAACGTTCTTGGTGGTATGGTAGGAGAAGGTATTTTAAATGCCGAAAATGCTTTAATGATAGGTTCTACTCTTGTAGGTCAACCTTATATAGGAGCAGGATTACTAGCTGCCGGTAAGTCAGGAGAAATGGCTTTAGATGCAAGAATGAATGATCCTAAAGTTCAGAAAGATGCTTATAAATCTATGTTAGCTTTTGAAGAAATGGCAAAAACTGCTGTTCCTGCAATGGCTTATGCAGGATTGTCAGCTATCGAGATCAGTGCTCTGTTTAAAGGTATGACAAATAGTGTAATACCATCTAATACACTTACAGCTTTAAAAAGTAATCCGATAGAAGCTTTTAAATATTTTACTCATCAATTACCTAAAGAACAAATGAACGATATAGCTATCAATGGTTTTAAAAATATAACTACAAAAGCTACTAATAGCATATTAACTAGCGCTACTAAAGGACTGGGTAGTATGACAGGAAGAGCTACACTAGGTGCTAGTATAGAAGGAAGCACTGAATATGCTCAAACTATGTTAGAGCAATTAGGTGGAAGTCATAAAGCTATTAGTGATTTAACAAATAAAGATTGGTCTGATATGCATAAACAAGCTCTTGAAGCTGGTATTGTTGGATCAATCGTAGGTGGAACAATTGGTGGAACAACATCTATAACAGCGCCAATAGCTAATATGTATCAAAGAGGTAAAGAGACATATAATAAAAATAAGATAACTGCACTTCAACAAGAAGCTGATAAAGCCAGTGCTGGAGCTATTGATACTATTATTAAAGGTTTGGATACAGATAACACTCCCCTCACAAAAGAAAATATTGTAAATAATGCGAAAGTATTTGATGAATTAAGATTTAAAGAGAATCTAACGGAAGATGAAGAAAAAGCATTCTTTAAAAGCCTCTCTATCCTTTATAAAAGTAATAATCCGGTAATTACTGATGTTCTTAACTCTTCATATAATTTTTTAAGAGCAGAATTAAACAATACCTCGCTAGATGAACTTCTAAGTAATACTAAAGAGAAAGCTATATATGAAAAGATTTATCCTAAAGTTAAATCAATAATCCTTTCCGATGTTAATCAAATATGGAAACAAGCAAATAAAGACATACAAACTCTAAACTCTCCTGATAATGAGATCACGGATAATCAAAGAGTAATTACTAATTTAACTAAACTATCTCAACTCATAGATAGCGCCGATCTTAGATACTATGCACAAGATAAAAAAGATATAGTTAAATCTTTTATTTCTCAAGCTCAAAATATTTTAAAAAATGAAGATAAAGGAGTTAAATCTGATATTCTGATCTATGGCAATAGCAAGAATGGCAAAAAGTCTTTACTGGACTATTATAATATATTACTTAATGAAAACTCTACCGATAAGCAATTAAATGATGCTTATCAAGAGATATCTAAATTTGAAACTTCTCAAATCAATAAAAAGAAAATTTTAGACTTTTTATATGATACTGATACAAAATCTAAGGCCAATATCCTTTACGGTATTAATAAATTAGATCCTAATGCAAAGATACAGGAATTTGGTGATAGAAATATGAAAGAAGAAATTCAATCTATCAATCCAAATACTCATTTATTTTATCGAAGTATAAATAGTGATACTGATGAAAGTATAGATAATAAAACAAAAGCAGTTAGAAATGCTTTAAACGATGAGATCAAGCATATTCAAAACATCAGGACTAAATATCAAGCTAAAACTAAAAAAGAGCAACAATCAAAACAAAGAATACAAACAGAAACTAAAGAAAACTATGTAAGAGAACAAGTTGCTGAAGACAATAATAATGCTTATTTGTTTGGAGATAATTTAAATGATAAATATAATACTAAATATATCCCATTACAAACTCAAGCTGTTATTAGAGGATTACCTAATGCTTTTGGAATAGTTACTAAAAAAGATAGAAAAACTAACATTAATTCATATTTAACTGATCAAAATTTTGATGAGATTAAAAATGATATAGATAAGACTTTAGATGAAGCTATTGATTACGCTAAAAAACATAATGGCAAGATAATTATTCCTTCACACGGTATTGGAACAGGTAAAGCTGATTTAAAAAACAAAGCACCAAAAATATTTGAATACATTAATCATAAATTAGTGCAATTACAAAATCAAGAAAATAAAATTGATAATGCTAAAATAGATGAATTAAATAATAAACAAATTGAACTAGATTCTGCCCCTGATATAGCTTCTTTTCAAGAAAAGATTAAATCCAATCTACAAACCGATACGAATAAATTAAATACAATACAAGATTCTTATAAAGAATTGAATAATGAATTAGATAAAGTCCAAACAAATAAAGAATTAAAAGCGTTACAAGCAAAGGCTTCATTTGCTGTTAAATTATTTGATAAAGCTAAGGATTTTGTTCCTGAAAATATTAGGAAGAAATTCATAGAATTAAAAGACATTTCTAGGAAAGCTTTAGCTCAAAAATTTATTGCTACTAAAGTATTTCAAAATATCTTAGCAACTAATGATAAGACTATAGATGAAAATAACAATAAAGGCTTGCATTTAAAAGATGTATTACAGCTAAAGAAAAATAATTTTAATAAACTAGTAATTGGAGACGATACTAGTTCATTCGCTGGTATAAGAAAAATCAAAGAAGCACTAAATGAAATAGTTGATAATACATTTTTTGGAAAATTAGATCATGCCCTTTTAAATAAGACTGCAAATAAATTAAAAATAGATGCTGATGGTGAAATCATATATAGCGCTGATCGTTCTAGAAAAATGCCTAGTGGTGATACAGTTCAATATACTAATAATGCTGCATCTATGTTAAATTCTCCTTATGTAAGAGCTTCTATGATACTTAATAGTATTGAATCAGTTTTAGATAGTTCAATTAATATCTCTCAAGATTTAGAAGACATAAGAGAAGGAATAGCAAAAACATTTGGAATAGATAGTTTTGACATACCTAACTCTATCGTTTATAAATTTAAAAATTCTGTATTTGCACAAAATTTTCAAGAAGAACTTGGCAGTAATATCTTAAAAGATTTAGGCATTATGTTTAAAGAAGATATAATTTCTGAAGAAGAAGCTTCTCTGATAAAGCAAGAACTAGGGGTTTATGCTCTGAACGCCTTAAGAGCTTTAAATATAATTGAATTACATAGAGTTCCTAGAAAAGAAATATTTCCAGACACAAAAGATAATTCTAGTATTTTAATATATAAAAAAGGTAAAGATTTTGATCTTATTTCTAATAAGAATAACGAACATACTACTTATTCAATTTTAAATGGTATAAGAGATTTCTTACAAATTAAAAATGATAAAAAAATAACTTACTCTACTAAACCTTTTAAAAATGATTATAAGTCAGGAGATAAACTATATATTCAAGGTTTAGGAGAAGTGCCTATAAACGAAAATATGGCAAAAGCTTTAAACACACATAATTCAACTGAATATGTATTAACTAATGTTAATGATATAATTGATAACTTTGAAGATCCTTCGTTTATTAGGAATCTCAAGAAAATATTAGGTTATAAAGAACTTGATAAAGTGTTACCTTATGAAAGAGATGCACAAGAAAGCTTAAATGATCAAATACAAAAAGATATAGACAATGTTCTTGAATACATAAAAAATCTAAAGCATCAAGTAGATAATATTAATGAAAACCAAGAGAATAAATTAAGCTACAGTGAATATGCTAATAAACACCCAATCTATTTTCCATTTACCTATATGTCTAATGGTCGTCATCAAAATATGAGTAGAACCATAAATCCACAAACATCAAAACTTCATAGATTTTTATTTATTCCAAAAGAACAAGTTAATTTAACGTATGATATAAAAAACAATGAAGTAACAGATGAAGCGTTCTATATTTCATTAGCTCAAGCTTTTGGTTTTGCTACTGATAAAGAGCATACTGACGACTCTATCGAAATAGGTAAAGAATTATCTAAACTACATACCGAAGATCTCTATGATGCTATCAATAAAGGTAAGATAACCATAAATGATAAATCTATTGAAATCGAACATCCTAGCCATGCTTTAACAGCTATGTATGCTATAGATAAGTTCCAAGAAGCTATCAAAGATCACAAAACTCATTTTAAAGCTACGCTAATGTCTGAAAGTGATGCTATTACTAATGGTATAATTTTAAAAGAATTGCAATATATGCAAGATTACGGTAAAAGCCTAGAAAACATTAAATTAGGTGGAGTAGATATAAATGAGATACCTAATAAAATTAATAATAGATTTGCTACAGGACAAATGGATAGTTATCAAAGAACAGCTAATGAATTACGAAAAGAAGTAGAAGATATTAGTAATCCTGATATTTATGCTAATTATTTAAAAGAAGAATTAGCTTTAGATGAAAGAGGAAAAGTAACTTCAAAGGCTAGAAAACTTGTTAAGCCTATACTCATGGTCTTCGGTTATGGAGCAGGTATAAAATCTATAGGCTCGCATTTCATCAACTCTATCTTAGATAATATTCCAAAAACATTATTAAGCACAGAAGTTAAAGATAAAACTAAACAAGATTTATTGTTTAAAATGATTTCTGATATAACTAAAAAGAGCAAAGAAGAACTACTTCACTATATTAAAACAAATGATAATCATTTAATGGATATGCCTTTAAATGAGACAGGTTTTAAAACATTAGGTAAATTTTTAGAATATAAATTTGCAGATGTATTTGACTTACATAATAAAAGCAAAGAAACTAAGTTATTCAAAATATTGAATAACTTATATCCAGGTATGACTAATGTCAATGAAATTGTTAATAAAATAATGAATGAAGCTCTTAAAGCATTTAATCAAAAATACTTAGATTATAGGCAACAAATAATCAAAGAAAAAGGCAAATTCACTTTAGCCGATAAAAAGTATTTCTATATAGAAAATAATCAAAATATGCCTGGTATCACTAGAGCAGGTAATTTAAATAATGAAACTATTAATTTACCTATGCTAGTTATAGGTAAATCAAGAGATTTAGCTAAAAATAATGCAATAACCTTGGATACTATAAACCCAAATACGAATGCTAAAGAAGGTAGAACTATAAGCCCTATAATCAATAACAGGCGAGATCGGAAGAGCGTAACTAATGTCTTTTATATCCATCAACTAGATGGAACTATAATGGCTGATCTGTTAGCTTGGGCAAAAGAAAAAGGATATAGTGTAACTGATGTCCATGATGCACTGGTATTAGATGCTAAGCATGCCGAAGAAATAAATCAAAAGATGAATGAACTATCTTTGAAATATTCCAAACAATATAGTATGTTAGAGCAAATACAAAAAGTAGCTAAAAATCTAAATAACAAGGAACTAATAGAAACAATTGAACCTATTGTTGAGATATCAAAAAGAAATAGACAAAAACTTTTTGAACAACAAATAAGCTATGATAATGTTAATAATGGTTTTAGAAATAGTGCTTACATACAAAAAGCTAAACAGCAAGAAAAGATACAAGCTAAATCAGATACTCAAATTTTAGCTGAAAGCTTGTCTAAACTTTCCGAGACATTGCTTAATAGAGATAAGCCAAAAGAAGAGTTATTACCTGATATCACTAATGTCAAAGAACAAAAACTAAAAGAGTATTGGGAAGATATAATCAAAACTAACCCCAAAGCTAGTTTTGAAGCTTTTCAAAAAGATATCCAAAATTTAAAACTATTAGATTTTAGAACAAAAGAATTTAAAAACCTAGTGAAAGCCTATTCCACTCCTGATCTGTTTAATAATCTAAATAATATGAAACTAGATCAAAATGAATTAAAAGAAGTTCTTTCTTCTCAAGATAATGAAAGTTCTCAAGAAATTAATCAGGAAACGCTTGCTGATAAATTTAATGGAGATCCAAAAGTAGCTTATAAAATTTTTGATAAATTGAAAGATTTAGATATTAAGCAAGGATACATTGATATAGAACATTCTGAAACGCTTAAAAATGTTTTAGACAAATTTATAGCAAATACTAAAGCTTTCTTACCTGAAATTAACATCAAGCTTTCACAAATAGCTAAGGAACACAATGAGGGAGATTTTAATCTTGAAACTAAAACTCTTTCTATAAGGGCTGGTGAAAACGTAAGTCCTGCGAAAACTTCTTTACAAGAAACATATGTTCATGAACTTATTCATGCTGTTACAGGATTTGCTTTTAAATTTCCTGATAAGATAAGACGACAAATAGCTGGATTAAAAGAATTACATCAGCGAGTTATTGAAGTTATAGATATCGAAGACTTGCTGCCTGAAGTTTCTACCGGAAATATTAAACTAGATAGAGAAATAGCTCAAAGAACATATGATCATATATTTAAAAACAAAAATCTCAATATACAATTGCAAGAATTTATGGCAATAGGACTTACAAATAAAAATGTTATAAATAAACTTAAAACAAGTAAACTTACTACTAAAAGTATTAAAGAGAATATGAGCTTATTTGATAAGTTAATGGCTTTCTTAGATGATTTGACTACTAATATTTTGTCTTGGGTATCTACTGGCATTAAAGGCAATAATCAAAATATTTACGAAGCTTTAGTAAGTATGACATATAATATAGCAAAAGTAAATAATTTAGCTGATAATGTTATTGAAGAGCGAGCCAAGAATATTCATTCTATGTTTAGTTCTTTACTTGATAAAGCTGATGAAAAGCTTCATTCAACAGCTATGGGTGCTTTATATACTTTTTTTGATACCACTAATCCTATAAGAGAAAAAATCAACAAGCAAACGAGTAAAGATGCTATAACAGCAACTCTTAAAGGAGTTAATACTATAACTAATGCTGCTCAAATGCTTTTTGATGACAGGATAGCTAAAGGTGTAGATAAAGTGTCTCAAAAAGTTCAAGGAACACTGAATGAAACTCTTAACTCATTATTAGATGATTTTTCTACTCCTGATAAAATAGAAAGAGCTTTACAACATCTTCAAGCTTTAAGTAGCCGTATAGACTCATTAAGAAATGCTAATGAACAAACTATTGAGAATACCCTTAGAAACGAGTTTAAAGATATTTCAAAAGAACAAGCACAGCAGCTAGGTGTTGGATTATTAGATACTGATTTATATTCTTTATTAGACCATTATTCTTTAAATAAAATCAAAGAATTATTAAATGACAAAGAACAATTAGTTACCGAGATAACTCATTTTGAAAAACAAATATCTGATTTAGCTAAAAAAGATAAGATAATTTCTAAAGAAGTTCCTGTTATGGAGTATATGAATTGGATTAAATTTCAAACTGATGGCCTAGCCGAATATATGATGACTAATAAAGTTTTTCAATCAGCTCAACTTCTAAATGCCCATAATATAGCAAATATGTATATTAGCAGTCATAAAATAAATGGAGCTAGTAAAGAAATCATTGATAGTATAGACAAATTAATTACTCTCAAAGCATTACAGAAAATATCTCCTAGAGTAACTGACACAATCCTTACTCTATTAGATACAAATCCTGAAGCTATGACAGAGGTTTTGACTGCCATTGGAACTCATTCAAAACTTTCAAATGAAAAACTATTTAAAGATAGTCCTTTTAATAAACTAAAAGGTTATCGTGCTGAAGTAATGCCGAATAATATGGAAATAAGAATAGCTGATAGCAATGAAAAAGAACAATTACTATCATCAGGCTGGAAAATAGTTAAAGAAGATTTAGATAAAAACAAACAAGATACATTTTCTAAACGAAGATCTATTTTTATAAGAGATTTCTTTGTAGTTCCTCAAAAATGGAATAGAACAACTGTTAGGCTAACTGATAATTCGCATAAAGGCTCATCTATGTATGATCTATATCGTGAAGATTTTGCCGAAGGAAATACAGACTCTTTAGAAAAATTTGAAGAATCTATCGTAGCTTTACGAAAGAATCATAAATTTATAGCAGATAGTATGTTTAAAGGTAAGAATGACTATAACGAAAAACAAACTGCTATGCTACCAATTGTTAATTCTGAAGGATCTGCACACGATTTTAGATATGTTATGAATAAAGACTTTAAGATCAATATTTTGAAAAGCGATACTGATATATTTAAAGCAATTGCAAGAGAGTATGCTACTACTCAAGATAAAATCCTTACTTTATCTCATAATGAAAAAGTAGCTAAAATCATAGTTGAAGATAGTTTAAAGAATAGTTCTAAAGAACCTTTAGCTTATATTGAATTAAAGCAAGATAGTGAAGATCAACGAATAAAAGATATTTGGATGAGACTTCCAAATGCCTTCAAGAAATTATTAGAAGAAAGTTTTGATGAAAAACCTATTCTTATTAGAAAAGATTTAATAACAAAATATTTTGGATTTAAAGATAAGAATATTGAAAATGCTAAGTGGTATAAAAATAATAAGAATAAGATAGTGAAACTTGCTACATTGATAGCAGTAGCTTTAGCACATAAAACAGCAAGTTTGGCTAAACAATCTATGGTTATAAAGTCTCTAAGCACTTTAACTGGTAACTTAGTTTCAAATATTTCTCAATCCGTTATTTATGGATTAAGTTTAAAAGAAACATTACAATATCAAATGGAAGCAGCTATAGCTCTTAATCAGTATAGATCTTTATATAACAAAAAACTAAGTTTAGAACAACTACAAAGAGCTGGCAAGAAAATAAATGTAAACGAATTAAAAGCTATTGATCAAAAACTTTTAAATAGTCCAATAGCTCCTCTAATGCAAGCGGGACTCTATGATGCTATCATAGAGGATCTTGATAAAGATGAAATATCTCAAGATAAAGTAGATGAGATATGGTCAAAAACTAAAAAGAAATTACCTAGTTTTATCCAAAAAGGGTTAGATATCGCTTTTGTCTCTGAAAAGACTAGATTATTTCATCTATTGTTTAAATTTACACAAGCGGGAGATTTTGTAGCAAGATATGCTATGTTTAAGCATAATGAGAAGAAAGGAATGAAGTTAGAAGATAATTTGAATATTATAAGAGATCAGTTTATTGATTATAATTTACCAACATCAGCAACTATAAAGATGTTAAATGATTATGGTTTTGCATTCTTTACTAAATACAAAACAAGACTTCCTAGAGCCTTAAAAGCTTTAACTACTGAACATCCGGCAAGAGCAACTTTAGGTCTTATAGCAGCTTTACTAGCTCCTAAAATTGATATAAGTGATCCTTATGAAAGTTCTATTTTTGTTCAAGGATTAGATAGAGTATTTGATATCCCGCTTCTTGGAACAAGTGAATATCTAGCAACTAATTTGCCTATCTTGAATGCAACAGGTTTAAGTAGATTATTATAG